CTGTTTTATGTTCAAATCCTCGATATAAATGATTAAATTTATCCACCGATAGATTAACATACTCAATTAATTTTTTCTGATTAATTTTTGAGTTGTTAATGTTATAAATTTGATAATCTTTCATAATTAAGTTTCAAAGGTAATTGAATATGCATGTGACCATCTAAAATTGCATGATGATCCAACATAAGGTGAATGTGCCAATTCTGTATTATAAATTGTCATTGTATTTTCGTAACTAGGAGCAATACCAACTCTTTCAAATCCCCAATATTGTTCTTCATCTAAAGTTAAAGGTGTCCATTTATCAAGTCTCCTTTCAGATATAGACAACTCTCTACATTCATTAAACAATGGGTGATTTTTATCGGCTTGATAATCAAAATAAAGTTTTTTATCAGGACCTCGTATAATTTTACCATGATACCTATAAAGAACGGTTCCACATTCATTGGGAGAATGATTTGTAAACCAGAAATTAGATACAATCCCATTAGGACCATCGCAATGAGGTAATCTAAAATAATCATATGGTCTTGCTTCATCTTTAAAATACAAATTTCCCCATTCGGAAAAATTCATATTTAAATGAAATGGAAGTCTATCGTGAAAGAAAGATTTAATTAGCAAAAATATATCAATACAACACCATTCAGGAAGATGGATGGTAGCAAATGGATTTGCATCCAAACATCCATGTAAATTAGTATCTTTGACAATGGGAAAACAAGAAACTAGATCTTTATAAAGTTCAAATCCATCATCATAAAAAGGAGAATCGGTAATCCAATATCCAATTTCTTTATCTAGCTGTACATATTCAACCTTCCAATCTTTCAAAGATTTAATTTTAATAATATCTCTGAATTGATTTGCATTTGGATAACACCTTTTAAAATTAACTTTTTGCATTGATGTTATATGTCATTACGATACGTTCTTGATCTGTTTTGTTTTCCTGAGTTCTATGATTTAACCATCCAGGAAAAATTAAAACATCATTAGTTTCAACTTCTATTTGCTTCCATAAGTTTCTATCTATATTATACTGAAATCCCAATTTATGGTATTCTAATGGATCTCTAAATTCAATATTACCAGATCCTTTAGGGCACTTAATATATGCAGAAATAACTAAATCTGCTCTATTATGTGCATGTTCTAAAGTTTGACCAGTCAATTTGTGAATATTAAACCAGGATTTACTAATTTCACTGGACTTTGAAGTAAAACCAAATTTATCCCAAATAAAAGCAATCTTATCAGATAACCATGTGTGATAATCTAATAAGATTTCCATATTGTGTGGTTGAAAAGTAGTATCATAAACACCAACTGGTGCCGTAGATAAAGCATTTCCTACTTCTAAAATACTACTTTCAGAAGATACTGACCAATGTGATAGTAATTCTAAAGCTTTGGAACAAATTAAATCACTATCAAACTCATATTTGAATCTCCAAATGGGAGAAGGCCATAAATTAATTTCTTCTATCATAGATTACATTGAACTTTCGCTAACTCTAGTCCTTCAATTGCTCCTTGAAGTTTTAAAATTAATTCATACTGTTCTTGTCTCTTACTAAAATCAATTGTAGTAATTCCATATGGATTAAGTTTAGTATCAGAAAATTCTGCTTCAAGCCTTTCTTTTTCTTCTTGTGCCATCGCTTGCTGACCTTTAAAATTTTCAATCAATTGATCAATAGTCATAATTTAACTCCTGGTTTTCTATACTTTTTAAAAATTTCAGTCACTCTATTTATTCTGGATTGAACACTATCAAATCTAATCGCATTGCATCGGTTGGCATACTGAAAAGACTCTTCCATACTATACTCCAAATCACCAGCACTGTCAATGATAGTATCAAAATTATTTAAATTTAGATATTTCCTATTCATTGGAATGTATTGGCATAGTGGTGTTCCGGCTTTAATATGCACTTCACCTTCCATAACATGCCAAAATAGTTGTACATTTAAGACATGAGCATACTTAGGATCAATAATTCCTGTAGCAGGGGTAAATCTTTTTTCATTATTATATGTAACTGGAAGTTGTAGGATAACAATATCATTTGATGATTTAATTCTCCAAGGTGTTTCAACTTTTACAATTTCTCTTAAAGTATTGTCTGAATTATCGAGTAAAGGTTCGGTTTGTTTAGAATCATGTTTATTAATATACCCTCTATTATTGTCACTAAATTTAAATAGATATGGAACTTCCCACTGAAATGTAATTCCATCTCCATTGGTAGTAATAATAAAATCTGCTGGAGCAGTCATAATATATCCAGCATTAGCAATATTTGTAATACCAGGGCAGTTTGATGATGATATCATTCCAGAAAAAGGACATTTACTTTTTTTAATTTCTGGTTGCTGCCAAGATCTTTTTAATGAATGTGCAGTAATTATTGGGTATAAATCTACTACTGCTGGTTCTAAAGAATAAAACCGAATCCAACTTTTAGGCTTGAAGATGTTCATCCACTCCTCCATAAATGTTATCACGTAAAAACTCATAATGAGATGGTAAAGTTTGAATATATTCAATCAAATTATCTCGGTATTGTTCAAATTTTCTTTTAGAATCATGAATTACATCTAATGACCAATCTCTAGCGTGATACAATTCTTTTAATGTTTCTTCACTAGATACAGATCTCATTCCCATACCAGCAGCAATATATAATATTCCATTAAATCCAGCACTCCAATTATTATTAGACAAAGAATTTATCAAGAAATTTTGATAAGTATCATGTTTATTTGTAAATGGAGACATCATATCAGGATTATATTCATTTAATTGTGTTGCCCATCTCCAATATGGAGTATCTTCTCTCATCGAAAATGCATAATGCATAGAAACAAAATCAACAAAATTAGTTACTTCATGATCAACTGCATAATTAAATCCGTCAATTTCTGCTTTACAAACATAACCATCTCTTCGATTGAGTAACTCAATCATTTTAATGATATTTTCATGAGTTGTCAATAGACCCGTTGATTCTAAAGGTTCTACAAATCCATAAGACAATCCAATACCAACTACATTTCTAACCCAAGCTCTAGATCTCTTACCGTGACGAATATCTACATGAAACATTTCTGCTTCTTCAGCTCTTTCAGGATCAGATTTTGCAAGATGGTCTCTAAATTCTTGCTGTGCTTCTTCTTTAGTTGTGAATCGTGAAGAATAAACATATCCTGTCCCAATTCTATTCCATAGGGGGATATTCCAAACCCATCCATTGTTAAGAGCATGACAATCAGTTAGATTGTGCATTTCCTTTTCCCTGTCAATATAGGGAATTCTGCAAGCCCATGCACTATCATTTGCTAATTTTTTCTCAAAAGATTCAAATGGCACACCCTGATATTGTTCCAAAAGCAAAGATTTAAATCCTGTACAATCAATATAAAGATCTGCTTGAATCGCAGTTTCATCATCAATTACAAGATATTCGATGCTAATATCATGTGCTGCTTTTGGTTGAAATCCTGTTACATCACCAATGATATGTCTAACGCCATTGGGGATTGCAATTTTTTCTTTTAGGTATTGTCCAAATAATTCAGCATCTAAATGATATGCTGTATCATAAGTAAAATTAAAATTTCTTATCTTATTATTTTCATTTCTAGTTTGCTTATTGTAAGTAGCTAAAAATGTATTACTATTATAAAATCCTGCAAAAGTATCAGGTGTATACGAAGGATCTACACATGTAATATGAGACCAAGTATTTAATCCAGTATGTTTATCAGTTAAATCAAAATCAAAACCAAATGGATACTCAAAATGTGTTCCATCATTTTCCCTGAAATTAGTAAAACGAATAGAATTCTTATATGTAGCATTACATGCTGGCATCCAATCTTCGTCTTTTAAGTCCAACAAACGAAGATATCTATTGATATGTCCTAGTGTTGATTCACCAACGCCAACAGTTTTAACATTTTTAGATTCAACAAGAGCAATTTCTAATGTTGGGCACAATTTACTTAAAGCTGCCGCAGTCATCCATCCCGAAGAACCTCCGCCAACGATTACAATACTTTCAATTTTCATAATAGAATTCAAAAAATAATTTTACTTAACTAATTATATCACTTTTCAATTGAAGGTGTTTGATATCCAGACCAACCAGGATAACGCTTCCAACAAGGACAGTCTGCAGTAGAAATACCAATTGGTTTATCAGTTCCAGGTTCTTCATTTTCTGCAAAATGCAGTAATTCTTCATAAGTTAATGGAGTTTTTCTTTCTGGTGGTTTGGGAATACTTGCTTTAACTGCAGCAATATGATCTTTCCATCTAGTTCCACCATCAAGCATATCTTTATACATCATATCCAGTTGAGCACCAATATCACCATATGCAACTTTTCTTGCGATTTCTGGATCTGTGTATGCACCATCTCTTTTCACCCACACCATTTGTCCTGCCGAGGGTGACCATTCTAAAGTCCAATCTACAGTAATATCATCGGGTGCATTAACCCATTGAATTGTTGCATCAGGACCGCAATAAATTTCAAAATCCTCACCAGGATCTACAATTTGGCTTACATAACCCTGAATTGACATTAAAGCTTTTTTCATTGATCCATTTCTCCTTTACGAATATATTTATATTATAGATAATGAGTAACAATAACCATCCCAGGTCTTCCGTTAGAACCTCTATGGCCCGAGTAATAACCACTAGAACCACCAGATCCAGGAGCAGAGTGCGATTGGTGAGCATGAGCGAAGTTTCCTCCTTGAGGATGTCCTGAAGCAACAGCACCACCAAAGAAAGAATTACCACCAGCTGATGAATAGTTATGGTGAGATTGACCGCCGCCGCCATAGATATTCAAGTTACCTCCAGAACCAACTCCACCTAGACCACCAGAATGCTGGTTATTTCTATTAGCACCATAACCTCCAGAAGCACTTAAAAAACTACCAAAAGAAGATGATCCACCATTGTCTCCCGGACCACTATAAAAAGTTCCATTTACTTCTCCAGATACACTAACACTTACCGAAGAAACATTAGTAACATCAATAATTCTTTCGGAATAACCTCCAGCTCCACCAGATTCACCATGGCCAGAACCACCTCCACCTCCACCTACTACCTGTACATGAATAAATCTAACATTAGTTGGTTTATTCCAAGTAGAAGAAGACGTAAATACTTGCATACTACTAATATTTCTATCGGATGGTCCAGTAATCCATGCAGGATTAGTACCATTTGTGTTTAAAATTTTACCTGCTTGACCAGATTGTGATGGTAAAATAGAAGGTGTAGATCCACTCATAGTACCATTAACAATTAAATTGTTAACGATCAAACGACCAACAGCACTCAAAGTACCAGAACTCAAATTAAATCCACTGGTTCCTGTATAGTCTCTGATATTTGCAACTTTAATAGTACTCATAATTTTTTACTTGTAATGTGTAACAACGCAGAAACCTGGTCTTCCGTTAGAACCTCTATGGCTCTGGAAATAACCACCAGAACCACCAGATCCAGGAGCAGAGTGCGATTGGTGATTATGACTAAAGTTTCCTCCTTGAGGATGTCCTGCAGCAACAGCACCACCAAAGAAAGAATTACCACCAACTGAAGCATAATTATGATGTGCTTGGCCTCCACCACCAAAGATATTCAAGTCACCTCCAGAACCAGCTCCACCTAGACCACCAGAATGCTGGTTATTTCTATTAGCACCATAACCTCCACCAGCACTTAAAAAACTACCAAAAGAAGATCCATTTCCATTATCTCCAGCACCAGAGTAATAAGTTCCATTTACTTCACCACCAATAGTTACAGAAACAGATGATACTGAAGTTACGTCGATTACTTTTTCGGCATAGCCGCCAGCGCCGCCAGATTCTCCATGGCCGGAACCTCCACCTCCGCCTCCGCAAATTTGTACTTTAATAAATCTAACATTAGTTGGTTTATTCCAAGTAGAAGAAGACGTAAATACTTGCATACTACTAATATTTTCAGTTGATGGAGCAGTTCCCCAATAAGGAGTAGTACCATCAGTATAAAGAATTTTACCTGCATTACCAGATTGTGCAGGAAGATATTGTTTACTATTGCCGCTAATAGTACCATTAATTGTTAAGTTAGCAACTGTTAATGTACCATTTGTAGTAATAGCACCAGAGCTCAGTGTAAAACCACCAGAGTTAGATAAATCTCTTATTGAAGCAACTTTTAAAGTACTCATGAGTATTGAATGCCGATAGTTTTTCTCTTAGATTATTTATAAGGATTAAATCCACCAAGGATCTTGAACATTAGGAGCATTAAATCTTGGATCTCCTTCTTTAGGTACATCATATAATTCTGGATAATATTCTTGCCAATCATGTACTGTAAAAGTACAATTTGACGAAAATCTATCATCATCATTGTAGCACCAAACTGAAAGTTTGTAAAGAACTTCACATGTCAAATTTAAATTTTTATTTTCGGTGTATTCAACATCAGTTTCAATATATCCAGTATAATCATATCCCTCAATAAATTTAATCAAATTATTTTCAATAATTGATAGATCATATCCAAATTTTAAGTTATTAAATTTAACTGGTAGTTTACCATTATCTCTGAATCCAATCATTAACTGAATATCTTTAAAATCTAAATCGTTCGTATCAAATTTAATAGATTTTTCAGCAATATCAATTATTACTTGTAAGTCTGATCTTGGTTTAAATGTTTCTTCTCCAGTTAATCTATCTATTGTCATGCAACATACCTATATCTTACAACAATTCTACCAGATCCTCCATTAGGTTGACCTGCTCCAGATCTTAAATAGTGTCCACTTCGTCCAGGAGTACTAGCACTTCCGGCCTCGGTGACGGAACCGTAATTGCCTCCTCCTCCACCACCGCCGGCACCCTGCTGATCACATCCAGGATTACCGCCGCAACCACCTGCCCAATATCCACCACCGGATCCACCACCACCTGAAGCATCATTTCCGGGGCGGCCGCATTCAGAACCACTAAATTGACCGTTGCAATTTGTACATCCACCACCTGCTCCACAAGATCCACCATAACCAACTTGGCCTCCAGCACCTCCATGGCCAGCACCGCCACCCTCGGCACCTCCGCCTCCACCGCCACCGGCACCGATAGCCCATGCACCACTAGCAGGTCCACCGCCAAACACAGCACTCATTGCCCCGCCACCACCGCCGCCTGCGGAACATCCCGAACAAGATGCGTGAGTTCCATTTCCTCCAGAACCTCCGTTAGGTCCATATCCGCCGCCGCCGCCGCCCCAGCATCCATAGCAACCACACCCATTTCCACCGCCACCGCCAACAGACATAGTATAACTATAAGATCCATCAATAGTTAATCCAGTTAGAATATTATAACCAAATCCACCAGCTCCACCAGTATTACCACTTTGTCCTCCAGCGCCACCTGCTGCACCCCAACAAAAAAATTCAAGAGTATTATAAGTACCCATTCTGCTTACACTAAAACTTTGATTTCCACCAGTATAAGAATAAGCATGATGTCGATATAAAATACTCCCATCAGTTTGGTCAAATACTGATCCACCAGATGCAACTGTTTGCACAAAAAGATTTTTTGATATTGCTTGAGGTCCAGTAGGTGAAAATTTTGAAATGAATCTAGAAATAAATGTCATAATTATTAAGCAAACTCGTTAAATTGTAAATAAGCCTTCCAAGTAGTACTAGTACCTCCAACAGCATCAGTATATTGAGTAACTCTCACTAATGTTAATCCAACTGTAATTTCTCTATTTGCAGTTAAAGTTGCGGGTACGGATCCACCAAACCAAGTGGAAGTAGCAGCTAAGGATCCATTGATATAGATATTACCTGTGGGACGATATCTATTTGATCCATTAAAATACATCACAGTAAATCCATATGCTTGTTGAGAATCAACTCCTCCAAGTCCAATACTAGTAACTGGTAAATTTAAGATATTAATATCAAAATTATTATTAATATTAGTAAGATAGTAAATTGAAGCTGCAGTATAATTAATATTGACCATCGTATCAGCAGTATTTAAACGATACGATGCCATTTTTTCACGCATTGCATCAACATCAATTCTTCCAGTAGTTACATCTAAAACACCAGTAACAGTAACATTTTCATATGTGTAATTATCAGGATGATCACCAAGGATATAAAATACAGCTCCATTTTCAACGGTGATCGTATAACCAAAACCAATTTCTACAGGTCCAACAACATATCCATTTGAAAATTGATCTCCACCATTAGCCTGAGAACCAACAGTTACAGTTTCATCAAGAACAGTAGCATTAGTTCTAATATAAGAAGTAGCTTTAGATCCAACATGAGGTCCTCCAGCACCCACACTTACCCACCCATCTGTTCCCAATCCATCAGAATTAGTTACATAAACTTCTGCAAGATCTGTTGATAAATTAAACCTAAGAGTACCATAAGAGACGCCAGTTGGTCTTTGTGCTGTAGTACCATTTGGTAATCTAAAAATACTATCAGATGCATTAAAATTCAAAGCATTAATAGTAGCTTGCGTAGTAGTACTTATCTGATTACCATTAATCTTAGTTAATGCCATGGTTTTTTAAAACTCTCCTGTAGTATTTATTAGATTAGATAGGAAATTCCCTAATTTGAATCACATCACCATTAGAAGGAGCATCTCCTGTACCAAAAATACAGTTTGTTCCAGATACTGTATAATTTGTGTCTGGAATTTGTACAACACCATTTATCATTACCATAATACTCTTAGAAGTGTGTCCAGTGGTAATGGTAAATGTTTGTTGAGTTCCAGTACCAGTATAGGTTCTAACATTATATTTTGTTGATAGTCCATAACCACCATCAACAACCAAATTACCACTAATATGCTGATTTCCGGTAACATCTAAACGAAATGTTTGATTAGCAAATCCACCCAATGCCATATTGGTTGTACTGCCAAAAGTAGCAATATCAATAAATCCAGTATTCGTGAGTCCAAACTTATACCAAGTATTAGAATAATACATCCAACCTAGATTCTTACCAGGAGTCCAAGAAGTATTATAAACAATATCTCCGTCTGAAGGAGTTGTATAGGTTGGAATCGAAGATAAGTTAGGAGAACCAAGACCGTTATCTGGTGCAATTAATGTCGATTTAAGAATTGTTCCATCTGGATTAACATAATTAATTCTTTTAGCTTGAATTTCTTTGTCGGAAGTAATTTTGGATTGGAAAGTAACGGGACCTGCAAATAAAGATTCGTTTTGGTTGGCCTTACCACCCAAAACAGTTAATTTATCAGTAAGAACGACTTCCGAGAATGTTTGAATTGTAGTATTTTCTTCACCAAGAATATCTAATTGAGCAACGTCTTCCTGAGTAATCTGTCCTGTAACGGGGTTAATAACTTGGTTACCAATAAATAGATCTCCATTGGAGTTCAAACCCGAATAAAACGAAACACCTGCTTGCTCTCTTAAAGATTGAGAGAATTTGATTTGATCAGCAGATAGAACTTCAACTTGAGTTTGTGGGAATGCGGTAGAATAGTTACCAGGGCCAAAACCAGTATATTCAAAGGTATGATTACCAGATCTCTGAATAGAGTGTCTTCTTAATTCAATTTGAATTGGAATAACATTATTATTTGAATCAACTTTTAACGGAATTTTTCTTGTTTCCTCATTTCCATTTTTAGAAGTTAATGTAATAGATCCAAGAGTTCCTGCAGATGGGTTCCACGCAAAATTATTTTGAGTTTCTGCTAAAAAAGATTCTGTGGCTTCCTTAGTAATACTTCTTTGACTATTTTTATTTCCTAATCCATCAGTAGCATATACTGAACCAATAGTAACATTATCTGCAATAGATACTGCAGCAAGTGGATCTCCTTTTGGATTATCCCTATCAAATGCAGGATATACTTCATTCACATTTTGTGAGAATCTATAATCATCAAAGTTTGATGTTGATGGTGCAACTGAAGCATTTAATAATGTTAGGTAATATATACCATCAGAAACACCCCTGGAGAAAGTTTGAATTTGTTCAATCTCATAAATGTAATAACAATCAGTGTATGAAGGAGAACTTGTTTCGCTAGATCTTGGTTGAATTACATATCCAGTAATAGGTTCTCTAGGTACTGGGAATGAATCTTTAGGAACAACATATCGATATCTATAAATTCTATCTTTTAGAACACGAGAGTCTGGTCTTCTTTTAATAAAAGATGCTGGTGTGAAGGAAGCAGTAGCATATTGATTATTTGTAGTTAGAGTGGAAAAAATAGTATTAGTAATTCCACCACCTATCGTTTGAGTTTGTAAATACCATCCACCAACTTGTTCACTTACACCATTAATCGTGTAAGTACTAGCATCAAATTTAATTGGACTTGCAGAACTATTAGCTGAGGATCCAGTTACACTTGGACCGTATGGACTAATATATGCACTCTGTACTGTTGGTGTTGCTCCAGCTGATGCTGCTAATAGACAATAAATTCTATCTCCTGTAGTATTTGGTATTCCATCTTGTCTTGCGCCAATAGTATAACCTTGTGTTTTAGTGCTAGGTGGAGCATCTAAATTTGTATATCCATATAAGTACAATCTATTTGGATTAGATACAACTCTAGTTCTTTGAATATCGATATTTACCCAATTAAAAGAAACTTCAGAAATATCAGAAATATCTTTGGGTGGAATAACGTGTGTTAGAGTACCAAACTTATCCTTGGTAAATGCTTCTGCCTTGAATCCCTTACAACGTAGAGCAAGGCTACCAAAATTGGAGTTTGAGTTAGTGATGGACATGTCAGCACCACTATCAGCAAAGAAGTGATCACCATATCCCACAGCAAACACCGAAACAACCTGAATAAATGCGTCATTTGATGCTTTAATGTGGCAATGTCTCCATCCTTTTTTATATCGACATGCACCATCTAAATGAGCACCAGATCCACCCTCATCATAAGATCCAGTATTTGTATTATATCTTACAAATGCACGATCATCTTTTTGTAGCGAAAGACCTGTAAATTGTGCAACAACCATGGATTTGAAACCAGTTGCTTTTGACCCATCAGCGTGCATTCCGTTCATACCCCAAACAGAACGTAATGATAAGTTGAACGCATATGGTGATGCAGAATCAACTGTATCAATTTCAACTTTAACAAGAATGTTAGAACCTACAGCATTACCTGTAGGTTCTGATGACATTTGATAAGTAAATACATTACCTTGTGCTGATGTGACAGCAAAAGATCCATTATATAAGGCAGAATCTAATTCACTTTGAGTACCAGTAGAACCAGTAACACCAGAAATATTAATATTAACACCGACAGAGAATCCATGATTCCTGGGATTTCCTAATTCATCAACAGTAAGGGCAGTAGCAGTTTGACCATTTCTTGTGATCTGAAGAACTTGATATTCATCTGAAATTGGTCCAACAATTCTATTTTCTTCAATTCTTGGTTGAATCTGATCCTGAGAAGGAATACCAGAAGTATCAGGAATTGTAGTAAATGCTCGTGAAATTTTTTGATAATAAATTTCAAGATCAGTTCTTGATGTTAAGTCTGGAATGATTGTAGATCCGATATCAAAGTTTGGAACAACTGTACCATTGCTAATCAGTTGTCCTAAAGTATTTACGCCATCGGCAAAACCAAAACATGTTACTTTATGATGTGAATAATTAGGTTGTATGGTACTAGAATCATTTTCTTTGTAATAAACTCCTGCAGAATCACCATCAAAAAAAGAAAATTGCCAAAAATAACATCCACCAGTTACTTTAAAAATGTGTGTTGGCCCTGGTTCATTAGTAGCAGTAATTCCTAATGATGGTTTTGTTGTAGGATATGGAATATATTTGGGAATAAGTTTGGTTCTTCTTAAATCAGAACCAATGACTGAACAACCTCTAGGAACAATAACCCCACCTTCAACAGAATTAAATTTATATAAAACATTATTGGGTGATGTCAAATCAAAATTAGAATTTTCATCTATTGGTGCAATTTCAGTATATAATATTTCTCCTGGTCTATTATCAATGATATATTCTGAAGGGTAAAGATAAATGCTAAACGCATCAAATTCATCGTTTGATAATCCAACGCGATAAGAAAAACGTGAAACTTCTAAAAGAGCTCTTTGTAATGTTTTAAAGGGTCTTAATGCAGAGTTTCCTCTATTATCGATAGCATCAGAAGCATCAAAATCATCTGGATTGACATAGATAATACGTCCTGTCCTCGACGTAATGATATTCTTTAGTCTGGTAAGTGACATCTACCTTATTCCCATATAACTGTATTTATTATCCTAAAGCAAAATCTACGCTCTGTCTAATATAATAAATTGGGGTAAAATCATTTGTACTATCTTCAAACCCATGCAAAACGTAACTTAAACTTTGAGCGCTTGAATATACGATTAAGCTATCTCCAGGTCCAACAACTATTCCTGTTGTTCTTTCTACAGTATAGGCAGAAATAGATTTATCATAAACAATATAATCATTTTCACTAATTACAGCAATACTGTCAATTGTTGCTTCTTCTCTTGCAGAAGCTGGTTGCAAAGGAGAATCCAAGATAGTATCATTCTCAGCAAAGAGTGAAGAATTTTTACCTGTTGCAATCTTAATAACAGATGGATTAGACCCTGTTACTTCAGTAACATATCCATATGATCCTATAGTAACATCCGTAATTGTGTAATTAACATTACCAAAAGAAAAAGTATCTGTATCTGTTATTATTTTTTTTGTAGGATCAAAAATATAAATTTGAGTATAATTTGGAGTGAGATCAATTGCTATCGTCGTACCAAAGTATGTTTTGCCAACACCAGAGTTGTAAGTATAATAAGTTGAGGTAACACCGACATTTTCTAAACTCAAATCAACCCTAGTATATGCTCCTGCGGATCCAGGAGTTCCATTAATAGTAACACCAGTGGTCAAATCCTCTCCCTCGGGAGATTGTGTGCCATCTGCATTCAAAGAAATTCTTAATGGATTAGAAGTATTAGATGCATCCGATTGATCAAATTGAATAATTCTTTCGGCATCAGCTGGTATTGAAGATGGATATGAATACACTGTGCCGCCTGCACCATTATTATAAACAAAAACATCATAAGGATTGTAAGCATCTCCTGCCAAACCTGGGATCGCAAGATCAACACTAGCGCCTAATCCATTAGTTACAGTTTCGTCTAGTTGAAAGAATGCAAAATGACCTGTAGTAACTGTTGTCTGTTGAGTAATGACACTACCATCGGCATGAGTTGCAGCAGTCGTACCAAACTCACCTCTAGTTACAGTTAAATTCAAACCAACAATTGAATTGATTCGTAAAAATTCATTATCAATTTGAATAAAAGATCCTATTGTTAAACCGGTTGTACTTGCAACTGTAAGAGTTGTATCAGTACTACTATAAGTTGCCCCTTCATTAACAGTCGTTGTAATTGCACTTGCTCGGAAAATAGTCATTGCAGTGCCAGCAAAGTGTTCTATTGCTGTAGTTCCGAGCTGACCTCTAGTTACAGTTACATTATAATCAGTAATCGAACTAATACGCATGATTTCATCATCAGTATAGATGTAATCATTTGCAACAACACCAGTATTATTATTTATTGTAAATGATGTTCCACTTGAAGTAACATTAGGAAGATTTAAATGAAATACTCCTTCGGTGATTCTATACACAGTTGCAGTGATTCCTGTAGTAGATCCTGTAATTGTGTTACCTACAGAAAAAGTGCCTGTTAATTCTTGAAGATCGAAAGAAGCAGAGCCTATACATACAACTTTAGTTAAATAAGTAATAATTTCTGTATCTTGATATATGTCTTGTATTTTGAATGATCCTTGATTTTGATCAAGCGTGATAATATCACCGGGATCAAAATCAGAAGTTGTAATACCAGGTTGAATAGTCAATAGATATCTAGAAATAACATTTCCTCTCTGGAAAGAATATGTAGAATCTAAGGTCAATTCTTGAGTATAATTTCTCAATCCAACTCTATAAGTAGCAGCGGTTCCGCTTTGATTGCATACTTCTAATGCCGTGCTTGCTGCTTTATCAATTGGGCATTGGTATAGTGTAGATTGTGTAGTAGCGGCGGCTTTAGTTGCTGCCAATCTTCCTGCTGTCATTTTTAGTTATCTCCAGGCTGATAAGAAATGTGTTCTGAGTCTAAGTCTCCCACCGAAAGAATCGGCTGCAAGTGCTCCACCGAAAGTAATACCTTCTAAGGAACCAACGTTATTTGTTGAAAGTAATGTAGCATCTTCATTTGGGAATGAAATTGTTCTTGTATTTGTGAGGTTGGTTAAATCAAAAATAATTTTTCTATTAATAGATCTACCATCAGTAAATACTGGTATATCATATTGTTTATTTTTTAGCGTTTGTGTCGCAAGTTCAGATATCAAAATACTAGTGCCAGTAGTATTTAGTGCTGTCGGAAAAGCAAAAGTATCATTCGTTATTGCTTGTCTATTAGATAATGAAAAATTAACTTTTTTAGTTGCATCAGTAGAATCTGAAAAAATAGGATTTTGATAATTTTTGTTTGAAATAGTTTGAGTTGCATTAGTACCAACTAAAATAATATTAAGATCTGGAAAAGTTACGGTTCTTGTTGCAGTAATTACAGAGGCATCAAAATTAACTTTGTTTGATGTTGAAATATTTCCAGCAATTTGAGGTTGTACTAAAGTTTTGTTAGAAATAGTTTGAGACGTTATATCATCAATGATATTAACAGATGTTACACTTGGCCCTGGATCACCAAAGAAATAAGTTTTTGACGCTGTTCCTTGTGTGGTAATCCAGTCAATACCGAATTTAGCAGTTAAAGTATCATCAGTAATAAACAAATTATTTTGATCAATACGAATAACTTTGTTTGTAATTGTTTGTACGGTATCTGTACCAACAAGAGTTGTTGCATTACCAACTGTAACTGTTGGAAGAGCAAAGGTCTTTGTTCCAGTTCCAATATTACTAATTTCAAATCGAGCTTTTTTGCTACTTGTTACGTCATCAGCAATTTCAAATTGTGTATCTTGCAACCTAAATATAGATCCAGATTGAACAGTTACAACACCAGATCCTTTTGGTTGGAACATTATATTTGTATTATCAAATGCACTATCAATTGCTTGTATTTTTGCAGTTGATACTGTTTGCGATTCCTCAATTTTAGTAAAATAGTATCCTGCCGTTCCAAATGATATACCAAGTTCAGAATAATTCGTTTGAAACAATCCAGTTTTACGATCTAGATCAAAACATAGACCAGGAGCAGTCTTTGATCCTTGAGATACACCACGAAATAACTGATTAACCTTAGCTTTTCTGTTTGGAATTAGAGGATCTGAAATAACAACAGGAAGAATAGCTTCTCCAGTTAAAATATCATTACCAAGATTATCTAATTGTGATATTTTTTTTGTACCTGCCACGCCGCGAGTTCCAGATAGTGCTTCAGATTTATTTATAAAAGAAAAGGAGATAGATTTCTTCATCTCCTTCACACGGACAACTTATTATAGTATTAATAGGGTGGTCCATCAAATCCTTCTAACTGATGTATTTTCTGTTTGTGTTCTTTAACTAAGTCTCTTATTTTTTGTGACTGCAATTCATAGAATGGATCCCCAGTACTAATATAGTACTCTTGCAACATGTCAATGTACTTAATCATTTGGTGAATAAAGGAATTCCAATCATTTCTAGTTTCAACAAAAAAAGTTCTCCGCTCTATCACGGACTGCACCATTCAGTACATATTATTTATCAAAGCCTCCTATCGGAATCGAACCGATGACCAACGGTTTACAAAACCGTTGCTCTACCTCTGAGCTAAAGAGGCGTAGTTAATAGGATAAATTGATGTAACATCATTATGCACAATTACATCTTTCCAAACTTCTTTATAGCACATTACACAACAGTCAAAAATATTATCTTCGTCATAAACATTAACACAAATAGAAATATATTCTTCAGATATAAATCTGATATATCCCTTAACATGTTTCCATTCGACAAAAGATCCGACTTTAAAATTCATAGTCTCCCCTGGGAAATGATTTTGATGTGTGTGATTTAGGTTTAAACTTTTCAATTACATACCACATGGCCGCTTCAGGATTACACAATCCACATGTATAAATGTCGATTGCAGCGCAACCTTTCTCGGGCCAAGTATGAATTGAAATGTGCGATTCGGAAAGTAAGAGAATAAAGGTAATACCTTGCGGTTCAAATTTATGAAAAACACTATCTAGAATAGTGGCACCAGATACGATTGCTGCTTGACGAAGCATGTCATCAATAAACTGCAAGTCATCAAGTAGATTATATTTGACGCCATAAACTTCAAGAGTACAATGCTTTCCTAAATTTTCCAAGGCATAATACCTCGACTTCACTTAAGTTACAGCTTATTTAGTTGTAATAGAGCGAGGATCTAAAATGGCATGTCAAGAGGGGGAGGTCCAGCAAGTTCAGTTGATCTTGATGATAAATTTAAGGGAGTCTCAAGTGCTTTTTGCATTTCTTCAAGATCAGCAAGCACATCAGAAGGAATAGGGCTCTTCTCGATTACAGGAATCAAAAGAAAATCACCATGATCTTCTGTAGTTACTCGTAAAGACATTCGATTGCGTCCAACAAGAACTTCACAGATAAATTCTACGTTCTCAGACAGTTCAAAAAGATTAATTACAGGGACTTGTGTGTTCATAGTTTATAAATGCGTTGGTCAGCAGGAAGAACTTTTTGACAGTATTCTACTATATTTTGAAATTGAATACGTCCTTCTTCAGTAAAAGGACAAGACTCGGACTTAAATTCACCATCATAACCGTACATTTCAATGGTGCGTTTGGTGAAATCTAGAACCACACGATCTAGTTCAGAAAAAATGTTGATTTCCATAGAGGTGTTTTAAAAAGTTCCAGTGGGCCTGTACAGGGTTATCATAGCACAGTGGCAACCCCCTGTCAAGGGGTCAGTTGAGACTAATTAGAGCAGCTTTAACATCGCAGGTAGCAGCTGCTTTAATGCTGACGGCAGCACCTGCATTTATTGCAACTGCCCCTGCTGCTGCATTCAAACTTAAAGCACCAGCAGCAACATTTATTGTTCCGTATCCAGCACCAACATTCACTGAAAACCCAACTGCACCAACTTGAATACTGACTGGTCCTGCTGCATTAGTAACATTAAATCTAGGTACAAAATCAGCCGCACCCATAGCTCCTGGAGTAATGAACATATCATATGATCCACCCATAATAAATGTAGTAATCCCTCTCTTTATACCAGGAATTCCGCCAACATTAATATTTCTAATAAGAGAAGGTGTTTCAACATACATGCAATTGCCAGCAGTCAATTTTAAATCATTACTACAATTAATATTCATACTAGGAACATTTAATGACAAATTATCAGAAATAATTTTCTGATCTGTTCCTGATTTTGCAGCAACCGTAGATCCCATACTTTGAGTTTCAAATTTGCCCCTACCAGAAATTTCTGTATCGCTATCAAATACAATCAAATTCTTTCTTTGCTTAGAAGAAGTATCTCCCTTTTTACCATTATTTGCAACTGTCTGTGGCGCTCCACTTACATGCATTGCTAAGCGACCGCCAACTTCAATATCTAAATTACCAACAATTTTTAATTTATAATTACCATCAATTGTATGTTGAAATATGCCTTTATTATAAACAGACATGTCTTTATGTACATCAATTGATGTTGGATTTGGACAATTTACATGTAGTCCTGCAATTGTTTCACCTGCTTTTTCGTTTTTGGGAGGTGAGGGGTTTTTTCCTTCTTTGGCAGCATCTCGTTGTGTTTTAAAGTTATTTGCCACAGAATCATTTGACTTGACTGCAGAAACTGTAGTACCATCTGCTGTTCTTACTAAGGTTGCTTCTCTACCAGGAGTACTAAATTGAGCACTATATGATCCATTCATAGCATTTGAAAATGCTGTCAAATATGGATCTGCTTCATTAATAATAGCAGTCATTATATTTGTTGCTTTATTTAATCCTCCTGACCCCGATCCACATCGTCCAGATCCGTCATTTCCCAAAGGACTTCCACCAGTAAAATTACAATCTGTACTTCCTAAAAATGGTATAAATCCTGTATTTACATCACCGCCTGGAGCTGTCCTATTGCACTGAGTTGGTAACAATCCAATCAAAAGTGATAAGATAGCAGTTATTGAAGAAAAATCACTAATACTTAATTTTTCTAAATTCTCAAAAAACGATGTTCCTTTTTTAAATGTTTCCGAAACACTCTTAACTACTTGTATTGCTGATGATATCGCAGAAATAATACTTTGTATTTGACTAAACAGTGCATCGATAGCACAAAGAATATCCGAAATAATTTGATCAAAAGCAGTTGATACAAGTTCAAATATCATATCAAATGCTTTACCAAGCACACTTGCAATGAATTGATCAACAGTTCCACTCAATGCAGATAAAGCACTACCCAAAAAACTAGAATCAATATCACAAAGATACTTCAATACTATTTTAATAATTGCTTGTAGAGCCGTTGTATATACAAAAGGAATACCAAGAAATGATGTTAGTTTTAAAGCTTTAATAACTTTTGCCATTGTTGTGACAAATAATTCCTTTAATCCAGCAACTGCTTCAGACAAGACACCAGAAATCAAATTCTTTACTTTTCCTGCTAAGGCATCAACATTTTTAACTGTACCATCGACAACACTAATCCAAGCACCATCTTTAGGAACCAAAGTCGAAATAGTCAATCCGATATCTTTAAGCATGTAGCTTAAATGCGTTTCAAAGGTATTTGAAGATCCAGCAACACCATTTGCTGCAGGACGTAATTCTGGATTTACAAGTGTATTTAAATTTGCATTTAGTGCATTTAATGGTTGCCCTGGAGCTGGTGATGTAGTATTTGTTTTGGAACTTGTGCTGGTACTTAAACCCGTCCCTCTGGTATCAGATTGACCTGTTGCAGGATTTGTTATACCTAAATTTGTAGTATTATCATAAGTATCTCCCGTATAGATACTTTCGATTTCACCATTAACTGTTCCTGGTTTATATGCTCTAATAACACCCATAACAACTGGTTGCTGAGCCTCTTGACCATCCAAAAAGAAACCCATAACCATGGCACCAGGTTTTAATTGTCCTGCTGATTTTCCTGTGCCTTCCTGACCACCTTGATCTGTTGGTTGTAATACAATTGCCCAAGGTAGATCTTCATCGGGCATAGTCTCCTTAAATTTATCATCAAGACCAGTATACCAACCAGATATTCTAACCTTTACCCGTCCAACTTGTAACGGATCTTTGTCTTCTACAACTTCGCCAAACCACCAATAGAATCCATCTTTACCAAGAAAATCCACAGTTGGTTCATTAAGAATTCCATCAAAGGTAGCAGGCATTATTGTCAATCATAGATTCAAAAATTATTTATACAAAAAAAGGGAGGTTGCCCTCCCACTTAATTAAATTTGACTATAACAAACGTCAGCAACTCCTTGACCTGGGTTAGCAATTGAAGAAAAAGCACCATAAGACAAGTCAAGAGATCTTCCGCCCACATAAGGTCCTCGATCATTTACTCTCACAGTCACAGATTTACCATTTTGTTGATTGGTCACACGCAATCTAGTGCCAAAGGGTAACCATTTGTGAGCTACGGAATTGCCATATGCATTGTACGTTTCACCGTTGGCAGTGGTTCTACCATGATACCCATCACCAACTCCATAATGAGATGCAAGTGTACAAGAACTTGCTGCTTTTGCTGTTACGGGTGCCAATCCGACGAGACCAAAAGCCATAATTGAAAGTGTTTTAAAAAGCATTAAATTTGATTGAACTCTACATCCCAATAAAGAAAGCGCACGTCCCCCTTCTCAAGGGGCAATCTCCTGGGCTCTAAATGATAGTAGTCAAATTTTTCATAATAAAAAAGGCTACTATCAATGGGTGATGACGGATTCGAACCGCCAACCTACTCCGTGTAAAGGAGGTACTCTACCGTTGAGTTAATCGCCCGAAATGATAATAGTCTTTACTGCCCCAAATCATTTTATTATCTATATATCCCGCATCACGGGTTAAGTATTCCCCTTGTTTTAGTTTAAACTCTGAATGGAGGACTGCACCACGAATGATACAGTCCTTTCCAATGTTTTTACCTAGAAATTGTCCTTCCGAAAATGTAACCACAAGATCACATTTTTTATTTCGAGTACCATCAATTTCCCAACTCTGTATAATAATTTCAGATTCTGTTTCAATAAAAGTTTTAATATTTTCTCGGTATGGTTTTTGTTCTCCTTCATAGTGATACCATGATTTAGACAAGTACTTACCATCTCCGACATCTTCCCAAGAATTTAAAATCCAGGCATATTTAGATGGGTTACTGTATGCTTGATCTTTGTTTGACCATCGACCAAGCAGGTAACTTAAGAACTCCGTAATCATAGCAGAAAGGTGTCAAGTTGTCAAACGTCGTATGTAAATAAATGTGTTATTATTTAGTTACTTAGGAATGGATGATCCTAAAGAATCTTTAACAAGAACTAAATCGGAAAACATTACGTTACCATTTAATTGTTGTCTAACGCCAGCAATAACATACAAACCACTATAAATTGTGTCAAGTTCTATTTTTCCTTCATCTGGTATTTGTCTTGGTATTTCAACAGTGATTGGATTTCCGACATGCATAGCTGCATTACCAGCAATTCTAATACTCAATTTAATTGAAGAAAAAGTAGTTTTTCTTGCATGAGTATATACAGAAACTTCTTTTGCTCTTACTGGATTTGAACCAGATTCCAACGTTGGAGTTTTTTCATTAGGGTCATCAAAAGCATGTATCATATCTGCTTTCATTCTATTTCTTCTAGTTGCTCTAAAAGTATAATCCTCCTTATTATTTTCATATGGACTTATTGATCCCAAATGTGACTGTTTTGCATATAAATTTGCAAAATCTCCTGCTGTGCCTGAAGTTAAAGAAAAATATATTCCACTGTAAGGTGCTTGTTTGTTACCTTTAGGTTTATTGAATTGACTGTTAGGTATGACATCTAATGCTAATGAAGTAAATAGACCCGCATAAGATCCATTTCTAACTGGTTCTGTCAGATTAAATACATCAGGATATTGAATACTTTCAATAATTCCATAATCTTTAACTGTAGAATCATCAGAAGATTTTTTTGGTTGATATTTATAATACCAAGATTTTATTTTATTTCCATTTCGGTCAGTATATTCTTTAAAATTTTTACAATCTTCTACAATTTTATCGAAGGATTTAAAATAAAATCCATCAAAATTTTCATAGAAAATAAATCCACTTTGAAAGGATGCCCCTGATGATGGATTGTTGCGAACCGCCTTACTTCCTAACCAATTAACAGCATCAAATGCTCTCATTCCAGGTATCACACATTGAAATTTATCTTTAGTATCTTCAATTTCTAATTTTTTGTTACGACTAAGTATATTAATACCTTTTGAAGTTTGTTTTGTACTCTTATCACCAGATTGTGGTCCGCTAGTAAGAATTTCCTTTATGATTTCAGATACTTTTTTATTTTTATATGAACCAAAAATATATGATAGTTCATTGATCATACATTCTTGAGAGATACATTCGATATTATATCTTGCTTTTTGATGCAATTTAACGATTGGTCCAACTCTATAAACTTTAAATATATATGATTTTTTTTGTCCCAGATCTGGTAAAGTATATTCTATTTGCAATAATTCATTTCCAGTTAATTTAGTATATGTACTGATAGCATCTTCAACAGTTACTGTACATCTTATGGCAGGAAAATCGATACTTTCAACGATACTAATTTCGGAAACCATCTGACCAAAATCAGCACCCTCTTTGCCAGATACAGGATTGACAAGTTTTACGGATTGTAATTTATATTTTGTGCTCATTGTAGTAATGATAGTGATGGTTGATATAATGATGTAGTAGGTGCCCAAGCAACTTCAATAGGAATTGTAGTTACTTTACCAGGCATAAAAATTGGTTGCGGGGGAGCTCCCCGATTTTCTTTAGTTGCTGCTTTAACCTTCGCCTTTGCATTATCCATTGCCTTTCCTGCAGATGCTGCTGCTTTTTCTTTTGCTGCTTTTATAGCATTTGTCTTTGCTTTATCCGTAGATTCGGTTGCATCAGCAACACTAGTATCTGATGGTGCGTATCCAAGAGATACATGTAATTTCTTGATTGCTTCTTCAAGAACTTGAAAAGGATCACCCTGCTCCTGTTGCTCACCATCTAATTTAATTGGGTTTTCTGGAGTTTCTTCAGTCCCAGGTTGGGCACCTTTGACTGGTTTACCACCAATAGTAATATCGTTAAGTGCTCCAGTTTTAAGTGGGTCGAAAGATCCCTCTTGACCAAAACTTAACCTGCTTCTATGTTCATAATGTAAGTGTGGACCAGTACCAATGCCAGTGTTACCTAAAGTACCAATCTTAGTTCCAGGTTGAATAACATCCCCCTTTTTGACAAGGAAACCATCTAGGTGTGCAAAACGAAGAACTTTACTAGGGCTAACTTGAAGATCGACAGTATTACCATAACCACTATAAGTTGATGCATATAAAACTTTACCCCCAGTCAAAGAAGTAATAGGAGTACCGACAGGAACACCAGCAAGATCGATGCCAGCATGGAATCTGCCCCAGCGGGGTCCATACAACGATGTAATAACAGCACCACCAGAAGTCGCAGTTTGCAATCCTTTATCACCAGAACCTTTATTGTCTTTAACTTTAGTCTTGTCTTTAACTGCACCACCTTTAGCATATCCAGGAAGAGCATATCCTCCCTGCTTTGCTTGACGCATTCTAGATCCTGTCAGTCCAGGATTATTTCTAGTTGCTGGTGTATCAAATGGAACTACGAATGCACCACCAGAGGCAGCTTTCATTCCTACCCATTCTGTTCCATGACCAATAAAAGCAGTTGATCCTCCACCATCTAAAGATACTGGATACCCAGACATAGGACCACTAATCCATCCTCCCCTTGCTTTTGATGGCGTAGATTCTTTTGATGGCGTAGATGTATTTGGTGTAATTGTGGGTCCATATTTACCGTCAGTTGGTTTTTCCCATTTATCTGGAGTGTTTCCAGCTCTTCCTGTTTTCTTTCCTCTAACTTTGAGAATAGAACCCATGGCATAATTAAAATAACCAACAGGAGTTTGATCACCACCAAACATTCCTTGTAATATTTTTACTTCACCTGTTTTCAAATCTCTAACTAATACTCCCTTTAAAGATTTGGAATCAATCAATCCAGATGAAGTTATATCAGTAAGAGGATCTCCTGGGTTTTTCCACATAAAGACATCACCAGATTCATTGTACCAATACTGCCTATTTCCATTCTTTACTGGCAATAAACCAGCTCCGGGGGAAGACTCTGAGGCTTTTTTATCAGTTGCTTTTATAGTAGTTCCCTGTACCCCTTTCAATGACCCATCTTCTCTTAGTCCGTCTGCCTTTTGTAAGGTTGCTTTAGCGGTATTAGTAGGTCCACCAGAAGCTCCACCACCTTGAGCACCAGAAGTAACTTTGGGGGTATCACCTTGCCCTGGTGGCGGCGACGTTGGTGTAGGCGTTGTTGTAGGCGTTGATTTTTGTGTTGGTGTTGAACCACCTACTTTATTACCAATAACATGAACTGCAGCAATCATATTGCTAAGCAATCCTAAGACAGAAGTATCAGCTACTTTTTTAAATTTTTTAGAATCTTCAATTACTACTTTACCCTTACCAAAAATTTTAGATATATCTCCCTTACCCTTACCACCTTTACCTTGATCTTGTGGTTTAGAACCAATTTGAGTCTTAGCAGTTAGTGTTTTAACTAATGATGGAGGAACCCCGAAACTATTAGCAATTGGAGTAATAATATTACTCAAAATAGGAGTTAGCGCCTGTCCTGCAGGACCTATACTACTGACAATTTGAGATATATTAGCTAAGATACCAGCACCGATTCCTCGAAATGGTGCCATAAACAAATCTGATAATTTTTTTGCTTGCTTGCTATCGCCACTACCCGTAAACATTCCACCAAGAGACGATAGTGGTTTGATACCAGAGTTTTGCATTGCCTTAGCATTGCTTAAAGGCATACGAACTTCTGGTCCAGCCTCACCTATTAATGCTGATGTTGGGCGGGTTGCAACACCGCCCATAGCAAGTTTAGCTAATCCAGTATCTCCGCCACCGCTTCCTCCTCCAGTTCCATCAGTGCCTCCAGTGCCTCCAGAAACACTTCCAGGAGCAGATGAGAACTCATCTGGCCCACTTGCCATCTGAGCACCAACAACAACAGGAACTGCAATTGCAGAGGCAGCTGCTATTCCTTTTGCTATTCCTCCAAATCTTCCCCCTTTAGCACCTTTCGCACTTTGATCTGCAGACCACGATGCAAATCCACCAGCAGCTCCTTTTGTGGCACCACCAGCAGATCGTTTTGCTAAACTAAGTTTAGTTTTAAATAAATTTGCCCATAATGTTGTAAGTACCCAGTGAACACCTTTCAAAACTAATCCGGGTTTTTTAAGAATTAATGATGCTCCTAATATAGTTCCAAATCCAGCAACAAAAGTAACAAAACCACCTATTTTTTCAAATATATTTTTCTTGCCGTCCAACATAGTGGCAAGACCATCTAACATTTTAGTGACACCGCTACTCAAAAGTTTAGCAAAGAAACTAATCACATTCCAAATTGCTTGGACAACTGTAGTAAGTTTTTGTATATTTGCAGGATTGCCAATCCATCTCAAAATAGATTGTGTCAATACAAATTTCATCAATGCTCCACCAAGTAAAGCAAGACCCTGCAAAAATCCAATTGCTACTCGTTCTACTGCTTTACCGATAGCAGCAAATCCACTAAATCCTTTTTTTGCTACCTTATTTTTTTCTTCCTTTTCTTTCTGGAATCTTTTTTTTTCTTCCTCAAATTCTTTATCTTTGAGTTTCAAATTTATTATCAACGCATCTCTTATTTGCTTATTGACAACTATTGTTGAGTTAATAGTTCCACCAATTCTGTTGAGACCAGTTGTAAAAGCACGATATGATAGTTGAGTTGATTTTATAGCAGCATCTTTAGATCCTCCGCCAGCAGGCAAAGAGACCATCTTATACATTGTAATTTTTGAACTTTTTAAACCTGTTACTGCCATTTATCAGATCGCAATGGTGATGATTGGTTTTCCATAAAACACCTGAGTAGAGGCAGCAGATTGTGAAGCTCCACTATTCATATTTATTGGTATAGGCATAGGTAAAATACTATTTGCTTCTTCTGTTAATGATCTAATATTTTCTAATTGCTGTACTTGCTTAGACCTATAATTAATAGTACTTGATTTTGCTGCAGGAACTGGAGCAGATACAGGAGTTGCTTTTACTTTTGCTTTTTGTGGTGTTGGTTTTAAACTATCTTCAGAAACAGGTGGTGTAGTATATCCAAGAGAAGTTTTCAATCCGCTAATTGCTCTCTCAAGTATCTCGAATGGATCTTCTTCTGGTTCTTCTTTAGCTGCTCCTGATGATCCTGATGATGATCCTGATGATGATCCTGATGATGGTCCTGATGATGATCCAGATTCATTTATTATTGTTGAATCTCCACCCATAAAACCTTTAGCCATAGCACGAAGTTTATTTCCACCGCTACCATCTGGCTCTCCCTTTTGCAATTGCCAAAGATCCCATCGCTCACCAGTTCCTCCCCATCCCCGTGGACCATAATTCTCATGAGGGGCAGTTCCATCTTTATTTGATGCTGCTTCTGCATGAGTCATAACATTTTTTATGTTAATATCATTTGGTTTCCAGTTCCAACTTTTTGCGATATTTGCGATTTCTTTAGCCATATTTGTAATCTGTATCGGTTTTGGAGGCATACTCCATGGGTCAGGGTTACCACCCATAGCAGCAATACTTAATCCAACACCAGATTTATTTCTGGAATAAGTATGACCAGGAGATCTGGAAGCATAGTCATGAAGTCTAGCAACGGTTCCATCACCTTGTATAATTGAATGATAGAAACCTGGTTGCTTAAAATGATATCCACTGGCGGTCCAATGCAGAAATATTTTTCCTCCCTTAGCAAATTTTAAATTCTCTTCCTTCAAAATCATCTTATTTTCGCTCAAAGGTCCATTTCCAGATCTGCGTTTAGTTACCAAACCGCCTTTTGCCATTGGAATTCCAAATTCGGACTTCTTTTTATCAATTCTTTTTCCTAATTCATCGATAGTCAATTTACCATCATTATTCATATCCAATCCACGATTACTAGAGTACCACCGTCTTGATTGTGGGTAACCAGCGGGTTCAGTTCCAGACCTATTCGCAATTACAAAATTAGCGGGTTTACTAACAAAAGCGGGCAAAAATACTGCTGTATATAAATGACCTGCAGTAGCACCTTGGGGAAGCTTCCAGTACTGCAAATATTTTTTGACATATTCCATTTGCTGTACTCTTGTCATTTTTCTTAGTGCTGCTTGAGTAGTTCCTACAGTTCTAGCTGAATCAGAACTAAATTGAATCAAACCCACATGAGTTCCGTTGGTTGCGGCGGGATTTAATCCAGATTCAGATGCCATCAATCCAAGAAGATCATTTGAACGAATATTAAAATGTTTTGCAACATCATTTACAGCATTTGCAAATTCTGGGTCTTTTTTCCATGCTGTAGCTTCGTATGAATTTGGACCTTCAGATCCACCACCTCCGCCATCGCCGGCAGTGGCACCACCGCCGCCTCCACCGTCACCACCTCCGCCACTGCTAAGGTTTTTCTCACTCAACCAAATTAAAGAACTAAGAACGTTAGCAAGTTGCCCTCTTAATGTTGTTGCTTTGTTTTGTGGATTTTTTTTATCATTAATAATAACAGAATCTTTTCCAAGGATTAGAGAAATATCATCACCAGCATCAATTTCAAGGGATCCTTCCCTGATACCTTTATTAACAGATTTACCTAAGGTATCTCCTCCACCTCCCGCAACTGCTTGAACACCAAACATATTCTCAGCATCTTTAATAGTATTACCAACTAAGGACCTTGCTACCTCACCCGGAGCACCCATTCTCTTTAGTGCAGAATCTAATCCCCCCGCTAATGTCCCTGCCGTACCACCAAGAGAATTTAATTTTCCAAGAGGAATAACTGCTTCTGGACCATTCTCACCAAGGCCAGCGATAGTTGGTTTATTGACAATACCACCCTCAGCAAGCATAGGAATTTTTGGTAGAGAATCTTGAATAGATTTAAGTGGTCTCATGATGCCACCAATAATCGTATCAAGGAAATCATTTTCCTTCTTAATTACATCAGGAAAAAAGTCTCTACCAAATAGATATGCATCCAAGCCCATAGAGATAAATGGACCAGGAACAAAACCAAAAAGTCCTGATAAATCTAAAATAGCAGATAATGCTTCAAGAGCAGCACCAGACTTATCTCCACGCTTTAACCTATCATATGCAAAATATAAGTTTACCAATCCACCGATAATTGGAATTGCCTTTCCACCTATCTTCTTAAGCATTTCTTGTCCGCCTTCTTCAGACACCTTCTTCATTACCTTATCATATCCTGGAATCTTAGTAATAGCATCTTTGGCAGTTTCACCTGCTTTCTTTGCAGCAGAAATTATACCTTTCTTTTCCAATAAGTCGTAGGCACCTTTAGCAATTGGTGTTAATTTGCTACTAACACCATCTTGAAACCACTTAGTAGATGATGCTAGAGTATTCCTAACACCTTTAGAGACACTGCCCCCAAGCATTTTAACATTCTCCCACCCCTTCATAAATCCAGTCTTCACATTGGATAATCCAGTCTTCACATTGTCCAATCCACCAGTTAATCTCTTTTTCCATGAATCAAATAGATCACCAGTCTTACCAAGAAGTGTTTTTGGTTTTGGTGGTATTAATTTAAATCTGCCTCTTACAGCTTTAAGAGCCTGAGCAGGACTTTTACCTCTACTAATTAGATCGTCATAATATCTTGCAGCATCAGCACCATATTTTTCTGCAATCTTTTGAGTTGATGCTTTTGGTTTTGCTGTGGGTGAAGGCGATGAAGATCCTCCTCCACTGCCGGCGCGGGCAGAAAGACCATCAATCAAATTAAGTATATCGCTAATAAGACTAAAAGGATTCAACAAATATCCAAGTGCTTTGAATCCAGCAATACCAATTAATAAAGTTCCAAGTCCACCTAAAACTTCACCAAATCTATCAAGTCCTTTCTTATCACTACTTCCAAATACCTTTGCAAATCCTGTCATTACAGCATCAAAAGATTTGTATGCTATGTTATATGACCATTTAAATATTGTTCCTATTGCTTTAACAAAAGTTACTACCTTATCGATATTCTTTGGATCACCAATCCATCTAAGAACACCTTGAGTAATAATAAATCTACCAACAAAAGATATAATTCCTTCAAAAGGTTTGAATAATTTTTCGATCCAACTAAGTTTTTTCTTAACTTTATCGTTCTTTACTACTTCTTTACTAGCACCTTCCTGTTGCTTCTTATCAAATGATTCTGACTGTGCTTCTGATTTTTGATCTTTACGATATGACTCTTTTACTTTATTAAGTTTCTGCATGTTCTGCAGATACTTATTTTCATAAACTATGATGTCACGAATTTGTTGTTGTGTTTTTCCTAATCCCTCCATCGCCATACCAATGCGATTGAGAGCAAGTACTGTTACACGAGCAGATTTTACTTGTGTTGATGCACCACCAGCAATTTTCTTCCCTCCGACAATAAGTGTTGCTCCACCGCCAGAAGAGATTGATGATGGATTAACAAACTTATATGGTTTAATTATGCTGGTAAATGCCATTAGAGACTTTGCCTACCCTGTGCTGCTTTTTGTTGTTCTTGATATTTTTGTTTTTGATCGTCAAGATGTCCAAGAAGTTTATTAACATAAAAATCCTTTTCCCAAGGAATCATGTTTTCAAGGTCCGAATAAGACCATTTATGATGATGCATTAATGCAAAATTAGTTTCTAGATGATTCTCTAGGGTAGCATGGAGTAGGGCTATGCGAAAAAAGCTCCCAAACCCTCCAATTTCACAGTGCTCTTAACACCAGTTTTAGGATTTTCAATTTCAACATCATGTTCTAATTTAGGCATATTAGAGAAAAAATCTTGAAGTTTAAGAAACTGATCACTCTTCATAGATTCGAAGAACTCGATTAGTTCTTTTTTAGTATAAGTTTTCACATCTTGCACTTCATCGCCTTCATAAACTTGATCTAGACATTGAATAGCCAATTCAAAAATATTATCTACTGTAATATCTTCACCAATAAAATTTAATTTCACAAAAGTATCCAAAGAAGGATATTTCATAATTAATCCTACATCATCAGTCAATTCAATTTTTGTAGAGTGATTTTCCGGCCAGGTAATTTCAATTGAATCCAAATCAATTTCAACTTCCACTTGAGTTTCATCATCATCTGGACATGTAATCATAATTTTAGAAACTTCGCCAATAGATTTAGAACGAATCTTTAAGAAAAGGTATTCAATATCAAAAGTTGCTAAATTATCAACTCTAGATTTAAGATTGGTGCAATTTTTAATAATAGTTTTAACTGCATTCATCATATCTTTCTCTTCGCCAAGTTGTATGGCAATGAGAAGAAGTTTTTCTTCTTTTACAAGAAAAGGACGATATTTAACAGTTTCTTTTGTTGATGGCAATTCCAATTCATATTCAGGAACCACTAATTTAGGTAAAGGCATAATTACTCCAAGTAAAATAATATTATTGAAATTATTTAGTAGAGTTATTTGATCTTACCAGAACTATCAATTTTAGCTGTTGTTGTAGCTGTAGATGATCCATCAGCAGTTGCAGCCGGAGTTTGTAATAATTGCTCTATGGTTGTAGCTGTAGAAGATCCAATTTCTGCTGGTATATTAGATGTACCAGAATTCTTTGGAATAAAGAAACGATATCTTTCATAATAAAAAGATACTTCCATATTCAATGTCCCTGCTTGACCATTTGTTAATTGAATATTACTAATATTAAATGGAAATATATTTGATAATGACCAAACACCTGATATTTTATTGAATTGGACAAAATCTCTTACACCTTGCGGTGTTGTTGGATTTACAACACTAATTGCCGCATTAGAAGGATTAACTCCACCTCTCTCATATTTAAATATATCCATAAATGGACATGTAATATCTTCGTACCAACTAACTCGGTTTCCAGAATCCTCTGTAATATAATTCATCCATCTTTCAAAAAAAGTTCTGGTTGTCAAATCTCTAGATAGAGTAAAATTAATAGAAATTTCGCTAAATGTTGTACCAGTCGGATATCTATATAATGCACCTACAGTTTTAGCATCACCTGTAGTAATCTGTCTGCTAGGAATAGTAACATCGTTCGCATAATAATTTATTAGTCTAGATTCATCTCTACCAGAAGATCCGTAACTAAGTCCCGTGCTATTATCACTGCCACCATCAAAAAATGGCGAAAAAAAGGAATCTGCTTTTATTCTAAGTGTATTTGGAATACTTCTAAATCTAACCCAATATAAATTATTATATGACGGGGGTCTTCTGGAAGCAAAAGCTTTAAATCCCTGTAAACTATTTGCTCCAGATCCATGAGTAGATAAATACGATGACATCAGGTTGACCCTATAAATAGATATGTTAGTCCTATATTATTTATGACCTATACTGGACGTTTTAATCCAACAAACACCTATAAGTACAAAGGTGATGTGAAGAATATCATTTATAGGTCGTCATGGGAATTAAAATTCATGATCTATTGCGATAATAATAAAAATATTCTTGAATGGGGAAGCGAAGAACTCTTTATTCCATATATTTCACCTGTTGATGGAAAAAAACATAGATATTTTCCAGACTTTTATATCAAAGTTAAAACTAAAACTGATTCAACAAAAAAATATCTTGTGGAAGTTAAACCACAATACCAAACTCAAGAACCAAAACTAAAAACAAAAATAACTAAACAGTATGTAAGTGAAGTGATTACATATTCAGTTAACCAAGCAAAATGGAAAGCTGCCGAAGAATTTTGTAAAGATCAATTATGGGAATTTATTGTTCTAACAGAGAAAGAATTAAAGGTATAAAATGGCAGACGCTAAAAAATTAATATATCCAAAAAATTATCCCGTAGGATCTGAATTAGATGCAGGACTAAGAGAATTGGGTGCAAGTTTTAGTAGAGGTGGCGAAGGTATAACACCATTTATAGATTATATGAAATTTTCTGGTTATCGTTACACCTATGATGGTGAAGCAATTTTAGATTCTTTGACAAATAAAGGTGCTGCAAATGCTGCAAGTGCGCCTAAAGAAACTGGAGTTGGTGGAACAGTATATTTATATATGCCGTCAAATATTGCTACTAGTTATGGAGCAAATTATAATCAAGTTGCATTTGGTGTTGGTGGCGTAATGGCAGCACAAATGCTAGGAAGTAATAGTGCAGAAGGAGTAGCAGCATCATTAAAAAACGCAGCAGGACAGGCAGCTCCTGAAGCAGCATTTAATTCAGTTGGAAGTGCTATTAACGGTATAAATGCTGTAATCGGCGTTGGAGGTAATATTAATGGTGCAGATTTATCTGCAGTAACCCAAGGCAGGATATTCAATCCATATGAAGAGCAGATTTTTAATGGTGTTACATTTAGAAGCCATCAATTTCAATGGAAATTAATCGCAAGAAGCGATAAAGAAGCACAAGAAATTAGCGATATAATAGGATTTTTTAAAACAATTATGCATCCTAGTTTTACTGGTCAGATAGGTAAAGTTGGAGCTGGCAGTTCATCTGCAACTGCTGGATCTCCATCACCATCGAAAGGGGGGGATAAAACAATTGCAGAATCATTTAGTTTTGCGGGGTCATCAGATAGAAGATATATGCAAGTCCCTAGTAGATTGCATGTTGATTTTGTGAGAATTGGAACCCCTATTGATAAATCTGGTGCAAGTGCAATTCATATGTATAGAATTAAAGATTGTATCGTTGAATCAGTTCAAGTAAACTATACTCCTGATGGAGGATATGTTACAACGACCGAAGGACGTGTTCCAGCGTATGAATTATCCATAAATCTAAAAGAAGTTTCAATCCTTACAACAGAGGATATCGCTAACGGTTACTAATATGGCAAATTATTTTTCTTACTTACCAAATATAAGAGTTGGTGTCCCAGAGACAAATAGCTCTATAAAAAATTATATTATTACTAAAAATATTTTTAGAAGAGTTAAAGCGCAATCACAATTTCTTCGCAACTTAACATACTTTGAAAAATTCACTATTCCTGGTGATGACAAACCATATACTGTATCATACAATGTTTATGATACACCAAAATATGAATGGATCATTTTGTTAGTAAATGATATTGTTAATTTATATTCAGAATGGCCTTTATCGAGGCCAGAATTTGAATATTCGATTAAAACAAAATATGGTACTAAAGACCATGAAATACATCACTATGAAACTAAAGAAATATTAGATTCGGATGGAAATATAATTTTACCTAAAGGTATTATTGTAAATTCAAACTTTAGTAAAAGAATAAATGGGTTCATACTTTCTGGCGAGCAATTACTAAAATCAGTTTCAAATTACGAATTTGAAGAAAAAATTAATGAAGAAAAAAGAGAGATATATTTACCATATCCTTCTACAATATCGACGATTGAAAATGAATTAGTCACATTACTTCAGTATGATCCAAGTAAAGATATTATAGATGATATGAGTCATACTAAAAATTCTGGCGATGATGACTTTTATTCATTCAAATATTTTAGTAAAGGAATTAGCATATAATATTATTAACTTTTTCTTAACTTTTGGTTTTTGACAAAAAAATGTGGCGTTTTTGAAGCGCCACATTGGTTTTTAGTGAGGGTTTTAGTTTCAGTCTTCTTCAGCAAGACGAGCAAAGTAACTCAGGTCATCATCTTCCTCACTACCAAAGTTGGGAAGAGAGGGAGCAGATGTGGACACCGCAGAACGGAAAGAACTAACTTCTTCACTCCAACTAGAAGGTTCTGCAGGGCTAGAACCAATTTCATCCTCTTCAGTTTCCTGATCAACACGACGAGCAGGTGCGTTAGTATTGAGAACCACATTCAGACGTGCTTCAAGTTCTTCGAAGGTCTTAAAGTTAGACTCAACAGTAAACTCATTCAAAGAATATTGCCTCTTCCATACTGCTTCCAGTTCATCATCACCGAAGTTACCAAGAGTATTGGGACGTGAGAACTCAGACTTATCATAGTTCCAGTATCCATCCACCTTGCGGATCTTTACTTTGAAGTCTGCTCCTTGCCAGAAATCAAAGGGATTGATGGGGGTTTCATCTTTAAATTCTGGTTGCATTGCTGCCATGATTTTATCAAAGATTTTCTTGCCAAACTTATAGAGGAAGACTCGTCCTTCATTCTCTGGATGTGCAGGATCTTCCACAACATAGATGTTAGCATAGTAGCTTAGTTTGCGTTTTTGTTTGCGAGCAATTTCCTTATCGGCATCACTACCACTGTTCCACAATTGGCGATTCATTTCACCTACAGGATCCTTTTTGTTGAGGGTAGTAAGAGAGTTCTCGATATACCAACCACCAGGACCTTGGAACGCATGACTCCAAACCTTTGCCCAGGGCAGGTCCTCACCCTCAGGAGCAGGCAGGAATCGAATAACTGCATAACCATTACCCGACTTGTCCACCTCGGGTTTCCAGATGCGCTCATCGGCACCAGAACCAGATTCAGGATTAGAGATCTTTTCAACCTCTTTAGTCAGTTTCTCAAAAACAGAATTGGATTGTTTCTTGAGGGTTGCAAATGACATTTGTATTCTCCGTATTAGTTGTATTAGTTGGATTGATCATACCAACAAAGGTATGATACTCTATTTAGTCTGCCCTGTCAAGGGAAGCAAGCACGTTGTCTAGGTACAGATTCATTGAATTAAGAGATTCTGTCAAATTTTTATATCCAAACATGTTTGTAATTAAATCAATACGATGTTTCATATCAGCAGCATCTCCATCTTCCTTGGAAGACAGTTGAAGCCTAGTATAAAAAAGTTTTTGTTTCTCTATAAGTTGTTTTGTCTTATTGATATGTTTAATTGCTTTATCTTTTGGCATATCGCCAATTGCTTCTGCTACTTTTTGCAAATCTAAATATGTGTCGTAAATTGATTGAAGTTGTACCTGAACGATTTCAGAATTAAAAAAACTCATACCTTTTCTCTAACAATTTTTAATATAATTGGTTTATACTTCTTACAATCAATATTTAGAAAGGGAGCATACTTTATTACTTTAGTTCTAACTTGTTTCCAAACTGGATCTGTTAGAATTTTATCTAATCTTTTAACATATCCCAAACAATTTTCAAAAATAATTAGGGTCTCTACACTGATTTCTTTTCTCAAATAAGAAGTAAGAATTATTGGATGACGACCCTTTGAACAGATAAACAAACTGTCAAAGTTTTCTTCATATGGAGAATCGAGATTATCTAATAAGGTGCTAATCTCTTCTCTAAAAATATATAGGAAACTCTCTTGTTTCCTTTTCCAATCTTTATAAGTCGTTTCACCAATAGGTCTAATTATCTCTTTTATGTATCCTTTATTATCACTTATAAAATTTGATACAAAATACTCTTCAATTCTATTCCTTTCATACTTAGATGCAAGTTTTTTAAAAAAATAAGCGTCATTTCGTTTGTCGAATGACGCTTGACTTGTTCTAGTTTTTCCATTGAATCTAAAGTAATCATAGTTATCTTTAGTGAAATGAAGTTTAAGAGATAAGTACATTTGATAAACCTCAAATCCCGTCATAGTGGCAAAATTCCCTTAGAAGTTTTTTTTATATAGTTTAAAGTTTGAGCCTGATATTTAATTTTTTCCTTGAGTGGTTTGGAAATTAATTTATTTACTGTTTCCAATTCAATATCATTTTCATCACAGTAAGTTACAATTGCTTCAATATAATTAACTAATCCATTAGATTGCTTAACTATTTGCTCTATAGTTTCAGAAAATTTTGTTTGTGTTAAAAATTTATCGTTAGGAACAACGTCAGAAGAAACTACAGGAGAATATTTATAAAATTTATCATTCCTTACTGGTCCTTTACCATCTTTTTGCAGTTGCTTATTGTGTTGCATTAAGCCTACCTCTAGTAAAAGCATCGATATACTCCTTTAATAATGTAAAATAATAATCTAGATTTGTTTTTTCAATCACTTGGCAATGACCTTCTTCTGTTGCGATGATAATCACAATCTTTTTGGGTTGAATACCAGTCAATTCATAGAACATAACTGCATATGCAGTTGCCTGCACAAAATAATTTTCAATCCATTCTTCTTTTTTGTCTTTATCAGATGTTTTAAAATCGATTACTGCTAAATCCCCATCAAACTCAGCAATACAATCAACCCGACCAGCAATATTAAGGTAATCAGAGTAAAGAGCCCCTTCGAGCACATGAATATTATTAATCCGATTAAGATCAGGTTTCGCAATTTGAAAAAGTGTGAAAGGAAGAGGATCAAAAGAATTGCTATTAATAGACTCATTTTTTAAATATGCTTCAACGATACTATGAAAAGCAGTTCCTCTTCCTGTTGCTTTTGCTGTCTTTCTGTCTGCTACTTCAGGTCCTACACGTTGTCTCCATTCCTTAAAGAATGCAGCCTTTTTAAAGGATGTGACTGTGGTAATTGATGGATAAAATTTACCACTAGGTACAGGATAATATCTTTGTCCATCCCTATCTATGGACTCAAGATGTAATAATTTAACAGGAAGATCAACAAAGTTAAACATCAAAAACCTAAATTCAATTTACTAATAATATAGCTACGAACTAAACCAGAACGAACGATGTCATCGACACCAAACTCAATACAACAGAACTCTTCCATTGTTTCAAGAATTTTCATAAAGTCAAGCACTCCATTTTTTTCATTTTGTCTTACAAGATCAGATTGTGAAACATCACCAGAGAAAACAATTTTAGTATCTTGACCTACACGAGTGATCATAGAATCAAGTTCATGGAAGTTTAAATTTGCAAATTCATCTACAATGATGATGCAATTATCAAGAGTAACACCACGAATATATGAAGTTGACCAGAATGAAATAGTTTCCTGAGTTCTTAGGTTATTATACAACATTTCAAACGCATTATCATCTGGCATTTCAAACATAAACTTTACCATATTCTTATAAGGAATCTGATAAAGTGCTGACTTATCCTCATGATCTCCAGGAAGGAATCCAATCTCTCTAGTAGGAACTAAAGAGCGTACAATATAAATTTTATCGTAAGGAGTATTAGGGTTTAATACATCTCTGAGTGCGAGATAAAGACTGATAAATGTTTTACCAGTACCAGCACAACCATGAAGAACTAAATGTTTATCTTCTGCCCAACAATCAAAAACGTCTTTCTGTGAATCTGTGAGTGGTTCAATGTTGAGAAGGTGATCCGTGTTGATTGGTTTTTTCTTTCTCATTTGCTTTGCACTCATTCCTGCAGGTACAACGGAGTTATTATTCCTCTTTTTTACTGGCATACTAGATGAATCGAGAAAGGTTTGCTCTTGGATGTGCAGCTTGGACCTTAGACATTACCTCTTTGAAACCATCAGACTGTTTGGGCATACCGTAGGTTACACCACCTACACCAGCAGACCAATTTTTATCCCAATCCGGATTATCTTTTCTCCACTGATCATACTCACTTATGGTCATATAGATTTCTTTGATTTCACCAGTCTTTATATTTTTAATGGGATATGTTGGCAAGATGCACCTCCACTATTTATTAATAGATGAAATATCAAATTCTTTTTTCAATTCTTTACGAATTCGTCGATAAAATTGAAGGATGTCATAGTTATTATTATATACAAGATTACATGCTTTTGCAATCTCAAGAATTTGCTGGTTATTCATTGTTAATCTATCCGAATACAAGGTTGAACATCTTCCCATTCTGCACAATCACATTTACCATGACACCATCCAAGTGCTTCGGCAACTGTTGGGAACTGACAAATGAACACTTTCTTTATTGCTTCAGCAATATCCATATGTTCTTTCTGAGTTCCATTTGCAGAACGAAGATTAATATAGTGAATCCAAGAACGGCAGGTTCCAGTCATATAAATTTTGGTCGTTACTGCCAAAGGCAATACAAAACGAGCACATTCTTTTGCCACTCCTGAAGCAAGCATATCATCATACAGATTCAGGATGTCTGCAAACAAATGCTTGATACGTTGTTCAAAACTATTTTTAAGTTTAGGATCAAGATCATCAGTAGAGTTCTGACGATTTTTAGTGTCCTGACGACGAAGTTCTGGAACTGGAATCCCTTCATCCAATAGGGTAGCATCAGCATATCGTTGCGAAAACTCTTGGTATGTGAAGGATCTATGACGAAGAATTTGAGCTGCGATACCGCGACTGGTTTCAATCTCAAGAGTCATAGAAGCCTGTTCAAAAACAGACCAATGATTATGCTTAATACAATAGGCAAGCAACTTGGCATAGTTTTGATTCTCTTGATTATCAGGGTTGCTAACCCTAGCAATATATGCCATTGTTTTCTCGGCATCTGGGGTTATCGAAATTAAACAAACTTTAGCCATTAGATTTCTTACCTCTTAGTACTCTTGCAACAATTACAATTCCAAGGGATTCAACGTAACCTATCTTATCAAGACTGAACATCTTTGTCAAGGATAGGTTAAAAGCAAACATGAATAGCAGGGGAAGTATTACAGTATATGCAAGTAATTCATTAATAACTAACATTACCTTTTCAACATTCGCTTGCTTTTCTTGCTCTTCATTTTGCTTTCGAATTTCTTCTGATTCTTCCTGAGCAGGACCTCTAGGGTCTAGATACACTGTCATTTTGTTCTTCATTTTCGTTACAATTAAATATCCATGGAGCACAAATCCTTATTTCTCCTCCTAATGATTGACATTCCTTTGTGTAACATACTGTAGTATCAATATCTTTTTCTAGGAATCTTGGACTATCAACTCCGGAGGGGTTTAAATCAGTCTTTCTAATATAATCATCAATAGCACGGTCAACATCTCTCTTAATTCTTCGATCTAATTTTTCAGGATCTTTAATCACAATCTCATTAATAATACCTTGCGGGAAATATTTTCTTTGAATTTCATCTAGTAGGTCCCAAATTTTATCTGTAGATACTCCTGTGCATTGTGAGAGTATTCCTATTATAGTTGTTAGTACAATACTAACAATAATAAGTTGCTTAAGGTCTGGTTTCTTTTTTCCGAAATTGAAATTGAAATTCATTTCTTTTTCCTTTCTTGTTCTTTCGGAGGAGCCCAAAATTTAGGATCAGTTCTTCCTTGACATACTTTAAATGTAACTAGATCGTTTCTATATCTATCCCAATAATAATCAAAGATATCCACTCTTTTATCTGATACTACCAGATCATAATGAATCATTCCATCTAATTTATATTCAACTAAAAATGCCGAATAAGGAAGAGATCGATCATTAGCAATTTCAGGATCACAATCTTTTGAAATGATTTTAACTGTCATCAGGAACGGCCTCCCCATTTAATCTGAGGAAATGCTTCTTCTACAACCGCTTTAGTGATTCGATACTTCTTTTGAAGTTGCTTATCCTTAATTAAAATTAGAAGTTCTGCTTCAGACGAATGAAGGCCCTCTAGCATCTGAATAAACATTTTCTCACGTTGAAATTGTTTGAGATTTGCATCTCCACCCTTGATAAAATAATACAATTTGCGAGATTCCTTTTCAAGAACAGTATGTTCTGTACCTGCGGGTGCTTCATTCGGAGTATAAGGAACTTCCCCCTCAGGAACAAGAGAAACTACACTATCATCATAATTCCAAATAAGAAGTGACCGTAGTCCTTGAGTGTTATTATCGTGTAAAATCTTAATCTTTTCTGCTTTAGTTTTTGCATTAGATACTTTCTGTAAAACCTCAGAAAGTAACAGACGATTGCTTGTATCCATTGACATTTTAAAATTCCTCAATTTTTTCAAGTAAGATAGTAAGTTGATTACTCACAAAATAATTGTACATTTTGTTTCGTGAAGCTGGGATTAGCGAATCATAGAACTCGATAATTTTTTCTTCGACCTCTACAGGTATATATGTAAAATCAATAAGAGTTAAATTTCTCTTATAGTATTCCATCTGTTCTTCATTGCAAAATTGATCTGGTGATAGATGAACAATTTTATCCAAAGTTTTTTTAATTAAAGGGCGTTGTCGTTTACCTTCAATAAAAGTATTATCTGGAGAAAGATAATTGGGAATACCATCAGATTTATCTCCTTTAAGAACATGCTCGATGATATATTGTTTCGGATTCACACCAGAAACAAATTTTTTCATTACAGGATTATATTGCTTGAGCCAAGGATATTTCTGTAATTGAATAAAATCTTTGTCCCCCGAAAGAATAAGAACCTTTTCAACAGGCTGAATATCTTTTTGAAGGCGAATATTTTTATGAGCAACATGTTTGGTCAATACTGAAATAATATCATCTGCTTCAGAACCATCAACTTCCATAACTTTGTATGGCATATTCTCACGAATTTCATCTCGAATTTGATTTAGGATTTCAAAAATCTGACACCAATTAAAACTAGATTTTTCTCGGTCTTTTTTACGAGTTCCTTTATAATATGGAAAGAACTCTCTTCTCCAATAACGTTTTGAATCATAACAAAGGACTAGTTCATCACCATATTCGTCACAAAACTTCTGGAAATACATCCGAAGCGAATTGAGCACCATATGTCGAACTAATCCTTTATCGATTCCATCAGAAAGTTTAATTTGAACCATCAGATTGGAAATCATCACCTGGTTCATGTCGATAAGGATCATGTTAGACTTATATCATCTTCATCCTCTATCATATCATCATCATCAAGCACTGTCAAGTAACACAGTTCATCTCTCAACAGTTCTCCGTTTTTATCATACATTTCTGGATGTAAAATATGTTTAGCATATCCAGCTTTATCATACCAAGCATCGAATAAATTATTAGCAAACCAACCTGCCATAAAGGCAACAATAAAAGTTCCTATTGTTAGAAAAAAGGAAATATAAATAAACTCTAAATCTTTCATGGGTCCTCCTAAGATACATACAGAAATTACAAAGGGCCCGCCCTCCTTTTTGAACTATTATTATTTATTAAATCCAACCCATAGCTCTAAAATAATGAACGGATTCTGTGCAACCACCAAGTTTTAAATCATCATATACAACTTGTGGAAAAGTTGCTGCATCTCCAAATTCAGAATAAAATTGTTCTTTTGTAAAATGCTCTCCAAGAACATACTCAGTATAATTGGCACCCTTTTTAGATACAACTGCTTTAATTTTATCGCAATATGGACATCCGTTTTTAGTATAGATTACAAAATTCTTATTGTTCATTATTTACTCCTGTCTAAAAGATTTAGTAAACTGTTCCATTTCCTTTTTAATTTGAATAAGTGCCTTTAATTTTTCTTGTTCATTATCCACATATTTATCATAATGATCTGTTAATACTTTAATTGCTTGTTCAAATGTTTCTTTGTGCAATTTTTCTAAATCGGAAAAATCAAATTTCATTTTTTTATTTCTATTTAGAAATCGGGATGACAAGATTCGAACTTGCGACATCTCGCTCCCAAGGCGAGTGCTCTACCAAACTGAGCTACATCCCGAGCGAGTACCTCTAGCGGAAAGGGTGGGATTCGAACCCACGGATGCTTTCACATCGCTAGTTTTCAAGACTAGAGCCTTCAACCACTCGGCCACCTTTCCATAAAAAGAGATTGTCTTCCAAATTATCTTAACATTCACTACTATAGTCGGTGTTGAAATTTTTGTCAATCCCCCTGTCAATATTTTTAATAGCATATAAAGAAGATTTAAAATACCGTTGTACTTTTTTTACTTCTTTCCACGTTTCATTTTTTCCAAGTTCTTTTTTATGGACATTTTGAAGTGCTTTCATTTCATCCAATTGTTTTTGAATTTTTCTATTCAAATAATCATCTTTACTCATTCTTCTGCCTCATAAACTGTATCTACTGTTAAATATTGAACTCTAGCAAATCCAGCAGCCCCTGGTTGCGATTGAAATTTATCTCTTTGACTTGTCTGACCTACTATAATCGAAAAACTAAAGGTTTGTCCAGTAGTTGATAATTTAAATTTATTATCTGTAGGATCTAAAAATCCTAGCACATGCCAAGATGAAGTATTATCAGTAATTATATCCCACCAAGGTTGTGTTCCTTGAGATCTAGAAGGAGGCATTACTCCAGGTAATACATCACCATCAGCAAATCCAGTTCCTAATCCCCAACCAGGTTTTCCAACTAGTCTAATTTTAGTATCCCAATTATTTGCACTAGTTTTAATTGGAGTCCATTTAAATGCAAGTTCTAAAGATCTTGCTGCATAAAGTGAAGATCTAGTTGCAGCAGGGCAATTAATTGCATGTTGATAGGAACCAAGCATAATACGATCTCTCATATCTCCAATAGATGCAGGAACTGTGGTCGGACCACCATCTTTAGTTAATCCCCACATATAATGATATTGAAAAGTTTTACCACTCATAAAATCAGTCCAGACTCCAGTCCCCATTCCAGGAATGGTTACCTCTTTGAATGCTCCAGCACTAGAAACTAAATCATAATCAATTCCGTTATATCTAATTTTAAAAAATTCTGGTCTTCCTCCACCCAATCCACCATAACCTTTACGAGTACTAGGATCTTCGGTAGGTGTTTGCCAACCAGAATGAAATCCTCCTGGAGCTTGATCAAAAAAATTAACTGTTACTCCAGGATGATCAATAATATAACTCCATCCAGCAGATCCACCTTGTCCAGTAGAATCTGCTGCGCCGCAGCTGCCACCCGTAAGACCTGTATTTGCCGCTACAAGACCAGCAAAACCAGAATTGCCACCGCCGCCACCGCCGCCTCCTCCGTCACCACTAGCTAAAGTTCCTAACATATTATCACCATTGGCACCAAAACCATATCTAGTTGTCCAAAATACAGAACCATCCGGTTTAGTTATTCTGATTGCCATTCCAGCTGGATTTTTTAACCAATCTTTTCCTTGTCTCGTTGCATTAAAAAGAATAAATCTAAGAACATATCTACCAGGAGAAGTAATATTATAAGTCGCCACATCTGGAGTAGGTTCAGTAAATATTCCTGTTGCACCAACTAATATCCAAGTTGGATATCCAGGATTAGAAATAGTAGGTGGGGGTGTCGTAAGTTGAATAATTGGATCTACAATTACCATCGGAAAAGAACCATTATGCAAAATATCTTGCACGTAATAAGTTTCACCAGGATCTGTCCAAGGAGCAATATAAATTGAAAGCCTGTTATCACCCATTAGCTCAAAAGTATAAGTACCTGCAGTATCAAAATTTAAATTAACTCTATTCTCTAGTTCAGTTTCTTCGTAATTATCTTCTCCACTATTAAAAAATACAACATATTGATTAAACCAGGGCCCCCATAAAGAATGTTTAATAGGTGGATCAAATACAGAATATTGCATTAAACCAGAAGCCCTAGATCTTATCAATCCATCTTGTGTTGTTGATAGATTACCATTGTATGATTTGTTATTCCAGTTACCCCAAGGTTTCCCCGTAGTAGCTTGAAAATAATTACATCCATTGCCACCACCACCGCCGCCGCCTGCAATACTTGCTATCAATCTTTCATTCAAATATATATCGGTAGCGCCACCACCACCGCCGCCACATCCAGAAACGCCAGTAGGTCCAGAATGCCCACCATATCCTCCACGATTATATCCTGGAAGGGTTGGAATTGGCTCATTAACCCAAGTTCTTCCAGCAGGACCCCCACCGCCAACGACAATTTTAGCTCTATTCGGTATTGAAGGATTTAATTCAGCAGTAAGAAATGCAAAAGATCCAGATCCTCCAGAATTATTTCCACTACCACTAGGCCCGAGGGATGCATCGCCACCTCCAGATCCACCTCCTGCTCCAAAAATAACAAAATTTACTGAAGTTATTCCTTGGGGTATATCACAAAAATAAACTCCTGGTGCAGAATAATAATTTGTTGCACCGCAAACTAAGTTATTATAATAAATATATTTTCTTTTTCCTGATGGTAAAGTAATTCCCAAATCAGGTGCTGTCCATCCAGAAAAATCTCCTACAACTGGAATACAATCTTTAAAATATTTTATAATTTTAGTTGTACCATCATCTTGCTGTAATTCAAGCTCCGCAATTTCGCATTTTAATCCTGGAAGTTCAATGTCATAATTAACATTTGTTTGTTGTTGACGGAGGGGATCACGTGATCGATCACCTTGCTGGAAGAACTTCGGTTTATCAATGTATTTAAGTACTTCTGGTACTGTATCATCAGGACACAATTCAAACGAACTTGCACCACCACCACCACCATCACCACCATCACCAGCATTATCGCAAACAGGTCCATACCCAGCAGGACTTGCTCCAGATAATAAAGTTCCAACCCTGATCGTAGAACAAATTTTTATTCGATTTAATGGATTAATAGGAATATCAGTATCACCTCGATTTTCTATTCCTATATCAATCTTAGGTTCTAATCTAGTAACCTCATATTGTATCGGTGCATCTGCGATTTCGGTTGAAACATCACAGACAGGTCCATATAATCCAGATGGATAATATAATGTCATTGATAGATTAAGTTCCCTACAATACTATTTAACAATAAAACTCACCTCCCAAAAAGGGAGGGGGGTCAACCCCCCTCCCTGCCAGTAAAGTTACTTGTTCGTGATATTAGACACATGACGGTCACGTGACCGTCATAGTGGATACTTCATCTACCCGAGTACGAATAATTACTGGAGAATTTTTAATAAAAGTAAGATACTCATTTGATGAGTAACCAATAGCATTTTTATTATTGGTTGGAATCTTTGCTCTTACAACTTTTTCACAAAACTCATTATACAATGAGATCAAACGAGAAACATTAACCTCGGGATCTTTAACACTACCATTACCTTCAGTAAGTTTTGCTTGAGTTACATTTGAAAGAAATGCATGAGATCGATTTTCACGCTCATGGTAAATATATTTCATAAAGAGATCAAATGAGTTGATATCATTGTTGATATCGATATATTTAATTGAATTGGAGAATGCATTTAAGAAAAATACACCTGCATAAGTAGCATTTCCCCCAACTTCCTTTTCGCAGTTATTTTTTGTGAATGCTTCAAGATAAACTTCACAAAGATTTGCGGATAAAGATCTTGCCTTCGCAACATAAGAATGAGAAGAGACCGAAAATGTTGCTGCAGCATTAGTATCAGCAATACCAATACCAAATCGATCTAAAAAATTATATAAGGAAATTGCTTCTTTGTCTTGTGCATAATAAGCAGATTTAAACCGATCTTCTTGACTTTGACTGGTTCGGAAATTGCAATCAAAGTGATGATCTTCAGATTCAATCTTTACAATTTCATCATAAGATTCAGTTTCGTGATAGGTAATTTCAACAGGAACATATATTTCTGGGTTTCTATAAGCAGCATATGCCATTGTTGCTCTATGATTACCTTTTGTTAGAACTAGTTTCTGATTTGGGCGAATAAATGCAGAAAGAACTCCAGCTGCCTTGTAAGAAAATCCACTAAGTTTTGAAAGATTTTTAGTGCAATTTTTGTAATGAATTCTCTCAGATCGATTGTATTTTGGATCACTATAAAGTTCAGATACTTTCACGAGAGCAACAAAAGTATCTCCTGCTTTCGGTTTATACTTTCCAATTGCATCTTGAAATGGTAAAATGCCAAGTGGAAATCCATCCACAAATCCAAGTTTGGCATTTTCTTCTTTTTCAAGTTCTTCAACACGATTCTCGTATTGTTGAACAATGTTAATTAAAGTCATAGTTACTCCTGGTTGTCATTAGGGGTTGCTAATAATAGCTACGAGATTTGTGATTCCCGTATGCGTACATCATAGCACAAAAAAGGGGGGTGTCAACCCCCCCCTTCATTCTCATTCAGTTTTGTAACAAAACTTAACCAATAGCAGGTGCGGTCAGAGCAACATGGGTTGCTTCGGCAGCAGCCAAGTCCAAAGGAAAATTATGTGCATTTCTTTCGTGCATCACCTCTAAACCGAGTCCAGCACGATTAAGAATATCAGCCCAAGTAGGAATTACTCGGTTTTGACTATCAACGATAGACTGGTTGAAGTTGAATCCATTCAGATTAAACGCCATAGTAGATACGCCAAGAGCAGTGAACCAAATACCCACCACTGGCCATGCAGCAAGGAAAAAGTGCAGAGAACGACTATTATTAAAACTTGCATATTGAAAAATCAAACGACCGAAGTAACCATGAGCGGCTACGATATTGTAGGTCTCTTCTTCTTGTCCGAACTTATATCCATAATTTTGGGATTCGGTTTCGGTTGTCTCACGAACGAGGGAAGAAGTAACCAAAGAGCCGTGCATCGCAGAGAACAGAGAACCACCAAATACACCAGCAACACCAAGCATGTGAAAGGGGTGCATAAGGATATTGTGCTCAGCCTGAAAAACAAGCATGTAGTTAAATGTTCCACTAATACCGAGTGGCATAGCATCAGAGAAAGAACCCTGACCGAAAGGATATATAAGGAACACTGCGGTTGCAGCAGCAACGGGTGCAGAATATGCTACACAAATCCAAGGACGCATACCTAATCGATAGCTAAGTTCCCATTCTCGTCCCATGTAAGCAAAGATGCCAATGAGGAAGTGGAAGATGACAAGTTGAAACGGTCCACCATTGTAGAGCCATTCGTCAAGTGAAGCAGCTTCCCAAATTGGATAGAAATGTAGTCCGATTGCGTTGGAGCTCGGCACAACTGCTCCTGATATGATGTTATTTCCATAGAGTAAAGATCCAGAAACAGGTTCGCGAATTCCATCAATGTCCACGGGAGGCGCACCGATGAAGGCAACGATGAAACATACAGCAGCAGCTAGCAGTGTAGGAATCATAAGAACTCCAAACCAACCAACATAAAGTCGGTTGTCTGTTGAAGTCACCCACTGACAAAATTGTTGCCAGTAGTTTGTTTTTTTGCGTAAAGCAATTGTAGCAGTCATTTTTTCTTTAAAGGGTAGTGAATTAGTTCAGGAGGTGCTGAACGATACAAATATTCCTATGCAACCCTCCTGCATAGGTATGAGAGATGCTTTACTTCTGATGATCTCGGTTGCAGAAGTGTAAGAAATCGTAAAGTTTTATCTTGATTCCCTAACTTATTTATTTATATAAAGAATCACTCAATTTTCGTCAAGTCCTTAAGGTAAATCAAATAACCATTTATCAATGGGACATTTGGTTGCTTTTAAACTTGTTTTAGATTCTAAATAGCATCCACATTGTTTGCAACGACCTTCCGACCTGTCATAATATTGACAGGATTTACAAATTGCCATTCGACGATCTTTTACTGCACTGTTACAAAAAATACCATTCCCTTGAACAGCATTTGATACAACATCACCTACCGTTTTAGATAGATTTTCTGCCATTTGGCGAAATTTAGGGTACTCTTGTTCCATAAAATTAGAAAATAAACGAAGGGGTTTCCCGGCCGGTGCTGTTAGAGTCCATCCGTGACTAACTGAAGGTAATTATATCGTCACTCATCCCACCTTTAACGCCACTGTTAATATAATTATATGGCATTTCATCTAGTCCATAATCAAAACTAGAACTTAAATCAAAGTTGATTCCTGAACTAGTAGTTTCTTTGGTGATGTTATATCTAAAATTAGTTTGCCATCCTTTAATTGTATTAATTGATTCACTAATATTTTTTAAAAGATAAGGATCTTCTGTTTCAGCTCCGAGTTTAAGTGCTGTACGAAGAGCATCTTCAGCACGTTCTAATTGATACTTTACAAGATAATTCATTGTCATCATCTCCATGTACATAAGAGGGAACATTATCAGGATCTAACCAGCATGTATAATCATGATCATCCATGGCAGTTAGAAATTGCATCTCATTATCACAGAGATACATATCTCGATATCGACCAGTGTAGGAATTTACTTTCTGAATTCGACAGTCAGGTTTTCCATTGATTTCTAATGTGCCAACTTGCACATAACGATAAGGAAAACGTTCTAGGAAGATAGTGGGTTTTTTCATAAAAATCAAATTGAGAGGCGACTCAGGTTGGATTCGAACCAACGACCGACTGCTTAGAAGGCAGTTGCTCTATCCACTGAGCTACTAAGTCATTCTACATCAAGCAACAGATTTTTGCAAGATCTTGATTTGTTTTGCAACCTTTTTCGCCTCAACGAGTTTACCTTCACTTGCAAGAGAGTGAAGTTTATCAATGAGTGTTTCTACTGTTTTATCTACGATGCGAGAATCATCATAGTTGTCGTAAGCAATCATCAGAACCTCCTCTTTGACTTGACCTATTTAGGATAGCACGGGGATTGTCCGATGTCAATCTTCGCGGCCGTGTAATTTTATATAGTATTCCGCATCCACAACAATTAGAGGTTTTTTACCATTTTTTTTCATCACAATAATAGGTTCATAGTCACCAGAGTTAGATACTGCTTGTTCATACGCTTCCCATACATTTAATTTTTCCACATTTTTACATTCAATACTGTGTGGAAACTTTGACCTAGCAGCACGAGCCATAATTAAATCTTCCCCACCAGCACCCATACTTCTAGATTCTATATCTTCTGGATGAATTTCCAGACATTCAATTAACTTTTCTCTAATCCATTGTTGTAATCTACGACCTTTTGCTTTTGCCGATTGTGGGCGCATAATAAAAAACCTCCATCATGGAGGTATTTAGTTAATAACTTGCGTCTTGATATGGTGGTGGGTCTAGTGTCAGAACTTTGTAATTTTGTTGCAATTCTTTAATTTTTTCTTCCAATTCTTCTGATGTTAAACTATGCGCTAATACTTTATTGTTGAAATCGTATATATGATGAACTGGTTCTAGTAGCATATACCTCCTTATGAACCACTATTATTTATCGAACCAGGCCCCTGATATTTGCGTTTCATTGCTCCTAGAAACCATGCTTCCGACAGACCTTTCGGGCCTTCCCTCAATATTCGTTTATTGTGCTCTGATAGTTTCTCGTACTTTAGCGCATTTTCTTTCCAATCTTTCATAAGTTCTCTCCTTAATTAATTTAGTCGGATGTTATAACAAATAATTAACTATAATGATAAGCAGGTTTGTTTGTTTTGGATGGCAGCTTTGTAGAACGTACTGAAGTTCCAGAAGTCTCTCCATACCCCTCTGGATGTTTGCCTGGTGTTGATGATCCAATATTATCGCTCTTCATCTTAGCATCTTTTCCCGTATAGTGCAACCTTGCTGGTTTATTGGGTTTTTTCGTAATGACCGCCTCCTGATCATGCTCTCTGCCTAGTTTACGCATAAGCTTACCAAAGCCTCTGTTAGACATGTGAGGAGGTTTGGTAGTTTGATATGAAACTTCACGACCAGTTTCGCCAGAAGAATACTTATATTCACCTACACCTTTTGAAAAACCAATTCTATGCTTTGCTAAAGCGTCCTCTAATTTTTTTCTTCTTTGTCTATTCTCAGTTTCATTATCCCTCGTATCTGCAGAAATATGACCTGTTACTTGAGTATTAGATTTATGAAACATCCTAGCAGTACGATTACCTTCTGCCATAAATTCTTTATATGTTTTCATTTTTTAAAAACTCTTTATTAATTATTTATAATATCTTATGAACTCTTACAGAGTCATTTTACAGATAAAAAAAGGGGTTGTCAAGTGGTCTTTGTCACCTGACAACCTTGCGACGACGATAATTGGGTGACCCCAAATTATTTATCAATCAAAAATTCTACCCCATCCATCATTGACACCAGGACACCACCGTGCTTTGAGCATGGATCTGCTATATACCGTACCCTTACCATTTGTTACGGGACCAGTATAATTATCGTTGCATGAACCATAAGGATCATTCACAACATATCCATCACCGTTCTTACCAATAACTACACACATGTGACCACCAGTAGGAGCACTAAGAGAACCACGATGAAGAATACCAATAACTACAGGCTTGCCGCGAGCAAGAGACTTATCTAGATCAGCAAAAGAAAGATTGTATGAGAAATGGGACTTGACACCATACGACGCAAGAACCTTCGTCTGAACATCATGGTCCGTAGTGTCACCAATTGCAAATACTTTTTTAACATACTCATCATCTCCTTTAGCACCACTGAGAGTGCCTGGTTTGAGGAACTCCAGGCACATTGCACATGAGGATGAGTTGCATGTTCTATGGGCATCACGATAGTTATCCACCTGGCTAAAGTATGGTACTGCTAAAACAGATGGAATGGGTGGCTTGCTACGAAACTTCTCGATCCAAGCAGCATCTTGAGACCCCCCTACACCATCTTCTACGAGGCATTCGGGGTCTGTCTGTGCTATTGCCTCCTCAAGTTGACTAACTGCCTTCATATGAGCGGTATTCCTCTCTGAGAAGAACTCAAAGAACTTGTGAAGGTTCACTGGACCACCGTTGGCATTACCGTTACGATAAGAAACAACCCAAGGGGAATTTTGCTTTAGATGCTCGGAAATCGATGCCTCTAGAAGACTGACTGCGGCAACATGATTTGTATTGTTCTCATCGTAAAACTTAAAGAAATTAAGTAGTACTTTGGACAGTTTAAACTCCTGTTGTGTTGGTACGTTAGTGGATCCTGTTAATCCTTTCTTCCATAGGTTTCCTTCAGCAGTTCTACGTCGAGCCAATCCTGCCTCAACTGAAGTGCCTGGATTTCTATACTTATAGAGAGCAGTTGGTACGTCCTTCCAGTTTGCTTTAGAAGATAGTGCAACATTAATAGAATTAAAATTGACACGATCACCAACGAATCCTGCACCCAAATTATAAGCAAAACTTAGGATAGCACCCTGCTGCTCTGGTGTCATTTCGTTCCAATATGGAATTTTAGTTAATGCCGGAAGGAATTGTTTCTCGCATTGAGAAATGAGTAAATCATCTGCTTCTTGTTGGGTAATCGAATCTCCCAACACAAATGGTGATCCATTTTTTTTACGAGTTGAACCCCAACCAATTGTGATTGGGAGATCACCAGTTAAAGGATCTGGGTATGCCTTCAGATGGCATCCCTCAAACTCTTTGATTAATTTTAATCCTGCTAAGGGTAAAGTCATAATTTGAAACCTGCGAATGTGTTTTTAGTTACATCTTGTTTAATTCCACCAATAACATAAGATTCAATCTCTGTTTCTTGTGGAGCATTTTGCATTGATTTTGAATTTAACCAATGTTCTGTCCAAGGTAATGGATTATTTTTTGCTGGAATATCATAAATGGGATTCAATCCAATTGCTTTTAGACGACGATTCGCCACCCATTCTACATATTTAGAAAGAAGTTTGATATTTAAACCAATCATAGATCCATCTTTAAAAAGATACTCTGCCCACTGTTTCTCTTGGTCTACAGCATCTCTAAACATCTGTACTACGTTTTCCTTCTCTTCTTCTGCAATACAAACTATATCAGGATCATCACCCTGAGACCACTTATTCAAAATCTTCTGAGTTAAAACTAGGTGTTGAGATTCGTCTCTGGCGATGAGTCCGATGATTTTGGCACTTCCTTCCATGAGTTTAAGTTCACCAAAAGCGAATGAGCAGGCAAACGACACATAGAACCGAATTCCTTCGAGGATATTAACGTTCGCAATCGCTCGATATAGTTTTCTTTTGAGGTCATACAAGGTATCTTTTGCTGCAGAAACTCCTTCTAATTGATGCCGCCATTGATTGCCCGAAGAATAATCTTGAGCTGCACAAATAAAATCATCATATGCTGTGGTTACACTTTTAGCACGTTCTAAAATTTTAGGATCATCTAAAATGGTATCAAATATATCAGAAGGATCCGAATATACATTCTTAATAATATAAGTATAAGAGCGAGAATGAACCATTTCCATGAAACCCCATACTTCCATACATGCTTCCAATTCTGGAAGGGAGCAGTAGGGAATAAAAGCCATACCAGGACCACGACCTTGAACAGAATCCAGAAGAATTTGATACTTCAAATTAGAAGTAAAAATATGCTTTTGCTCTGGACGAAGTTGTTGGTAGTCGGCACGATCTTTTTGAAGGGAGACCTCTTCAGGTCTCCAAAAATATCCCAATTGTGTTTGTGTAAGTTTATCAAAGTCTGGATACTTGTATGAATCGTATCTTTGAACTCCTAGTGGAGAACCAAAAAACATCGGTTGCTTTTTAGTATCTAATTTGTTCGAGTTAAAAACTGTCATGCCTTTTATCATATACTTCTCCTTAAACTTTACATGAATCACAATCTTCTTCATCAGATTGTAACAGATCGTTGATAATACTGTCAACGTCTTGTTTTACATCATCACCATCTTTTTTGGCATCATAGGTGTTCTGATAATAGCTGGTCTTCCACCCATATTTGTATGTAGTCAAAAAGTCATTTGCCATTACTGAAGTAGGAACTTCATTATCGGCATAATTTTCTGGATTATACGACCAGTTTCCAGATATCGCTTGATCAAAGAACTTTTGCATAACAGCAACAATATTAATATAACCAGTATTGCTAGGCATATCCCAGAGCAACGTATAATTGTTCTTAAGAGATTGATACTGGGGGACAATCTGTTTAAGAGGTCCCTTCTTTGATTTTTTAACGGACAGATAATCTCTAGGTGGTTCGATTCCGTTAGTGGCGTTTGACACAACGGAACTACTCTCTGATGGCATCTGTGCGGATAAGGTTGAGTTCCTAAGACCATATTGTTTAATAGATTTTCTGAGATCATCCCAATCATACTTCAACTTATTAGGTACGATTTCATCCACATCCTTCTTGTATGTATCAATAGGAAGAATTCCATCTGCATACTTAGTACGATCATAGTATCCACATGGACCATATTCTTTGGCAAGTTGGTTAGATGCTTTCAGTAGATAGTACTGGAATGCTTCTGTGAGATCATGAACAAGTTCCCATGCAGGAGGATCATCGTAGTGCTCACCATGACGAGCAAGGTAATGTGCTAGACCAATATAACCAATACCAAGAGAACGACGATTCAGTGTAGAAAGTTCAGCAGCAAGAACAGGATACTCTTGATAATCAATCAAGGAATCAAGAGCACGAACAGCTAGATCACAAAGTTCTTCAAGATCATCCAGATGCTTCAGTTTACCAACGTTAATAGCAGAAAGAATACATAAAGCAATCTCACCTACAGGATCATCGATATGCTGAATTGGTTTTGTAGGAAGAGTAATTTCCTGACAAAGGTTCGACATATATACCTTATCCTTGAATGAAGAATGAGAGTTACAGTGGTCAATATTCATAATGTAAATACGACCAGTCTCTGCCCTTTCCTTTAACAAATCCAAGATGAGTTCTTGAGCACTAATAGATTTTTTGGGGATGATTGGGTCTGCTTCGTATTGGGTGTATAGATCATCAAAATCATCAGTGCCAAAAGCGGCATAAAGATCAGGGACATCATGAGGGCTGAAAAGATGCATAGATTCATTCTTAATGAATCGTTCGTAGAAGATCTTGCTGATTTGTATGCTGTAATCAAGTTTGCGAACACGATTATCTTCTGTTCCTTTATTATTTTTTAGAACTAAGATATCTTCTATTTCTTGATGCCAGATTGGAAAGTGGACCGTAGCACTTCCACCGCGAATCCCGTTTTGTGTACAGCATCGGACAGTGCTCTCAAACTTTTTGAGAAAGGGTACGACGCCCGTATGAGTAACTTCACCCCCTCGGATTTTGCTATTGATACCCCTGATGCGACCTGAGTTGATACCAATTCCTGCTCTTTGAGCAACATACCTACCAATAGCCATGTCGCTACTGAAGATGCTATCAAGGGTGTCATCAGAATCAACAAGCACACAACTAGCGAATTGGCGAAGTGGGGTTCTAACACCTGCCATGATTGGTGTAGGAATGTTGATTTTGTGCTTTGAGATTGCGTCATAATACCTCTTAACATATGACAGACGAGTTTCTGCAGGATAATCTGCAAACAACGTAGAAGCAATCAAGATATACATGTATTGAGGAGTCTCAAACAGAGTTCCGTTGCTGCGATCCTGTACCAGATATTTATCTGCAACTTGTCTTAGACCCGCATATGTGAACAAAAAATCACGATGATGATCAACAAATTCATTGATCTTACTCCAATCTTCCCTGGAATACTTGCTTAAAAGTTTTCCATCATATACATTTAATGATACACCATCACAAAGATGATCATGAACATCTGGAAATGCTACTTTCCAATTCTGTCCAAAAACATGCTTACGTAGACCGAACAGCAGAAGGCGAGCAGCAACATACTGATAATTTGGATGTTCAAGAGAGATGAGGTCGCTAGCTGATCTAATCAAGATTTCTTGGATTTCCGATGTTTTAATTCCATCATAAAATTGAAGGTTTGCATTCATTTCTACTTGTGAAGCAGACACACCACTCAGTCCCTCACAAGCATGTTCAACCATAATATGAATTTTTTCAATGTTAATAAACTCTATGGAACCATTTCTTTTTTCTACTTTGATGCCGTTGCTCATACTTTCTTCCAAACGTTTAATTTAAGTTGTGCTTCTAAACCCTCGTAAATATTATTATCTACGATTTGCTGAACATTTACTCCATCCAAAACCATGTCATTTAAATCTTTATTATTAATTTCGGAAGGAAAGATAACGATAGCAAACTTTCTATCTATTACTTTTTGCATTCTGTCAACAATCTGTTGATTCCTGGGTTCATTATCAAACACAAATATAAAATCAGTTTCATAGTTTGTCATCAAAAATGACCAGTCAATATCCGCTCCTGCCATAGCAATCGCGTTATTAATGAACAGACTATCAATAGGACCTTCTGTAATGAAGACATTTTTGGTGTAATCCACTCCATCTAGATTATAGATTTTTGGTTGGGAATCATCCAGTATGGTAGTAATATACCTTAACTGGGTTTTGTTTGTCAATGCACGACCTTGAAATCCAAACCACTTACCACCACTAATAAGTGGAATAATAATTCGGCCATGATCATCATCTAAACTATTAAACGTATCTTTTTGTGAATTTACCCACTCTTTATATTTGGGGCAGTAATACAATTTACTTAGTTTATCTTTTGGGATCTTGCGACCTAGTAAATACTTTTTTGCGGGGTGTTCCTCATCAAGAATGGAAATTGGCACCACACCTTTCTTATTATTTTGAAATTTGGGTTTATCAAATTCTAGTTTGGGGTTAGGGGTGTTTGTTGCCTTTCCAGTGAGGCCCTCTTTATATCGTTTTAAAATATATTCGTCATAAATATCATTTGCATTGTCTTTGAGAAAGTTTGCAAGAGTCCTTCCGACTCCACAGTTATGACATTTAAACAAAATTTCATTCTTTTTCTGATAAAAATACCCCCGTGTCTTAGACTGATTCTTCTGAGAGTCTCCACAATAGGGGCAACGAAAGTTGTATAGATTTTCTTTTTTACGTGAGAACTTATCAAGCCTGGATGAAACCAGATTTATATACTCAAGGTCAATGTAACTCATTTAGAGTGGGTTATGGAGGGCTCTACCTTAGCACCAATATTCCCAATTGTCAAGATATTACCGAAGAATGTTGCAGAACCAATAACGAGGGTGCAAGCACCAACAACTCCCATAGTGATCCAACGAAACTTAGAGAGATCTTCAACCTTCTTTTCAAGAACACATAGTTTTGCTTTCACATCTCTAATAAGTTCCATGATTGCTGTTTCTGATCTATCTACTTGTTCCAATCTGTTTTCATGGCGTTCTAATATTAAAGCAACTTGTTGATTGCTCTCACTTATTTTATCAACTGCTCTTTCAAGTTTATCAAGCATCTCTTTGGAGAGATCTTCATAGATTTGGAACTTTGCTTCTAGTATTGAAATTTCTTTGTTTTGATTGTGTCCAAACATATTGACCTCAAACTGCTTGGTTATCTGTTAATGAACCAGACTTAGCTTTTGCTTGCAGTGTTTTTTGTTGAGCAGCAAGATTTCTCTGCATCTCAGTCTTCTTTTGTTTGAGTAGTGATGCTGCTTGCTGCTTCTGTAATTGGATTCTTTTAGCAACAGATTGCTTTGCCTGTTGTTGATTACGGGTAAGTTGTTGCTTTTCTACTTGAGGATTTAGTTCTGTTGAGTTTTCCATTTGTTCTAACACCACATCTGGTAATCTTTTTAATGCCTTTGCTCTTTTTTTTGTATAGAAATCTATAACATCAGTAGCAAAGATTCTATCAATATTTATAATTTGACTGGAGTTGCGAAGATAATCTCTTAGTTTAGTTCGAACTTGTGTTAGATTCTTAGCATATACAATAATATCTCCAAGGTCAGCAATAGTAACTTTAAATGCATATACCATTGCTGCTTCATAAATTTTATCAGGCTTTCTTTTTCTCGACCGTTTTACCACTTTGGAACCTCTAGGAATGCCAGGTGGTTCTATAGAAGGAGGTAAAGACGTTTCAACCCCAGTACCAACAGAATTAGTAGGTGGGGTTCCAGCAGATATATTAGTTTCTTCTTTCATTAGATTAAACTTAGTTGATCTTTTACATCATCATCTACATTAACATCATCTAACAGATTCTCAGGCCAACGATTCAAAAATAATAAAAAAGTTTTTAAACACGACCAATATTCTCTTTCGAGTTTATAAAGCAATAGGGGAGTAGCTGCTTCTCCCCAAACATTATACAGAATTATTAAATGATTTATAATTAAATGAGTGCGAAGTGATCCTCCTTTTAAATAACGTTTGAAGAGTCTCTTAAGATATTTAAATATTTTAAGATCCTCTTCAAAGTCATCATAGGTTACAGATTGAGGATTTTCATAATTTTTAATTGCAAATAATAAAAAATTATCCTCATTTAATTCATCAAAGTGCATAATTTACATATTCATCAGGTTCCGAACGTTAGTGTTGCTGCACCGTTAGAAATTACTTCCTCAGTACCACCAGAAGAGGTGATCTTGACACGGAACTTCGTGCCATCTCTTGCTGCGCTAGCAAGACCAGAGTAAGTTAGAGTTGCTGAAGTGAAACCAGCATAGGTGATTCCAGCATCTAGAGATGCTGTAATATCCTTCCAGGTTGTACCGCTAGCAGTTTGACGTTGCCACTTATAAACAAGAGTGCCAGGGGTTCCAGTGGTGGTTGTAGTAAGTGTGAATGAACCAGCACCCGAAGATGAAGTGCTAGATGCAGGTTGAACTGTAATAGTTACTGCTGATGCTACGTCTGCTGCAATAGTGTCATCGGAAAGAGATTCGTTAGCATTTGATTCACCACCAGAGAAAGCAACTAGATGTTCTGCTCTATGCTTAGTTGCTCCAGATTCAGTTGTATAGGTTGAATAAGCCCACCATCCAGGAGCGGTAATTCCACGAGTTTTATTTTCGTGAAGTGTTGCCTCAGTGTCATCAACATAAACAAAAGTCTTAGTTACCGAGTTAGGACCACCGCCAACTGTACCAGCTGCTTTGATTCCGATTGCATTCTTTGCTTTGTTTTGATTTTCTGAAGTGTCTGTTTTTCCGTAAAGAGACATTTGATTCTCCGACTAACTTTAATATCCTATATTTATTTATGTAATACACTTCTTAGAAATAGTTGAATAAACTCAAGTATTCCATTTGCTTTAATCTTATTTGTTTTCGATAACCACTCAGACAAAGAAAGGAGTAACCCCAGAACGATAGTTACTCCCCAGTTGGTTACGATGCACGTAATCATAGTTTAATGCCTAGATTTGCAGCTGCGTTTGATACTTGACCAGTAACTTGATCCCTAAACAATGCTGCTTTAACAGTTGCAACAATCGCATCATCAATGCTATTGTCGGTTGTTTTTACATACTTCTCTAGAAGATCTAGAACAAGTTTTTTAACTGCGGGACTGGTTGCAATTTGCATAAGAAGTGGTTTTACCACTGAGACTACTAATTTCATGATGACCTCCTTAATTTAGTTTTAATGTAATGGGTTTCCCCAGTTATTTATGCAAGACTCTGTTTATTCTTCTTCTCCATTTCCTTACGTTTTGCTGCAGTCTTAGCAAGTAGTCTTGCCTTTGCTGCATCACGCTCAGACTGAGGAATAGCAGTTACAGCACCAAGTCTTTCAGCAGGTTGGCCAGGAACAGCAGATTCTTGCTGGTCCTTATTCTTTTGCTTCCAAGCAGTAGCATAAGCGATGCCCTTTTCTTTCTTGGTTAGTTTGCCATCCTTAGAATAACCTTTCTTGATGTGCTTTACCATACGCTCATAAGTATCACCAGGAGGAGCTACCTCTTTGAGCTCCTCACTATCGGGATTGATCTTTACAGTATTTTTACCCACTGAAACTTTCTTTCCATTTTTACCATCTTTAGAATATTCTTGTTCTAAAATAAAAGATTTAAATGATTTCATTTTTCCAAAATTAAAATTGAAGACTGTTTTTTAATGCTTACTCATCCCAGTCCTTATCGGTGGTTCTAACCTTGGTGCCTCCCTGCCCCTGATCTGCGTATCCTGAACCATATTTCCAAGTGGAAGATGGTTTAACAAAAGGAGGTTTTTTCTTTCTGAATGGTTTTTTTGGTGGTAATGGTTCCTGGTTTACTTCTGTAATAATATTCTCTCTCCATTCTTCACTCATATTCACCATAATTGCTTCTGCTGCTTCTGGTGTTTCAGCATATCCTTCATCAAGTAAGTGTGAGAGGATAATATCGTAAATATCTACTTGTTCTTTTTTTAGTTTTGATTGTGCTTTCTTTCGTTCTATGTAACTATCTGGTTCTCCAGTTTCCTTTGCTTTTTTAGCAGCGGCTGTTCTTTCTGAAAACTCGGCACCTACTTTTTCCATTCCTGGGTCTCTATAACCGTGAGGGTCTTCTGGAGTTCCCATTCCCATACCACCTCTTTTAGAAAGTTTGGCGAGATAATCCTTTCTATTAAATCTTGGTTCTTGATAACCTTCATCAAGTTCCTGATAAACTTCCAAATATGCTTCTTGAAGACTGCGAAGTTCTTGTGTGTTCATTGCTGAATGTCCTTTTAGTTATTTATTAAAAAAAATATATTATATATCAGCGTGCATTAGCACGATACCACTTCTCAAATTCCTCTCTACGCTTATCACCTCTTGATTGTTGTTCCATAACTTCTTTCCAAGAATAATTACGAACTTCAAGACCACCCTCTTCTAGAGAAGTACCGATCATTTCATAACCGTTATTTTGTAGTTTCTTTTTTAGATTTGCTTTACGATATTGTAGTTCTGTGCGTTGACCTGTAGTCATGCGACCTTGCCCGTGAGGTCTCTGGGAACCACCTGCAGGATTGGGACCAGTGTTCTTTACACCACGATAAGTGTATGCAGCACCACTCAACTTAGAGGTTCCAGAAACTATCTTGCCAGCATCAGAACGTGAGTCCTGATACTCAGTTTCCGACTGTCCGTGCCTACCCTTATAGAGTTCAGAAAGAACTACATCATAAAGTTCTTCAATCTCTTCTTGAGATAGATCTTCTATGAGTTCAAAGAACTGATCTTCGCTTTCGATAACACCTTCAGCATAAAGCCAATCAGCAACTATCTCTACATCAGAGAGGAACTGTGCTTCTTCATCAAGAACTTCTTGAATTTCGTTAATGGTAACTCCTTCTTCTTCAAAGATGACTTCAAATCCATCTTCGTATGCTGCGATTACTTCTAGAACTTGCTCAAAGGTGTAACCCTCTTCAAGCATGTCTCTTTCAATATCAACATACTCTTCTTTAGGAACACAATTAGGAACTTCACGACCACCCTTCTTCTTCATTCCAATCATTTCATATCCTTTCCAACAGGGTCCTTGCTTTGCTTCATCTAAATGATCCGCAGTCTTATCTTTAGGAACACAGTTAGGAACTTCACGACCACCTTTCTTCTTCATACCAATCATTTCGTAACCTTTCCAGCAAGGATCTTTCTTTGCTTCATCTAGATGATCCGCAGTCCTATATGCTTTATTACCTGCTTTATAATTTTGCCATGCTTTGGTATTTGCCTTCCGATCAGCAGCAGTGACAACCATTCTTGGATCTTTTGGTTCTTCCTTCTTACCACCATAGACTGCTTCCTGACGGATTTGATTGAGAAGATTGGTTAGGTTATCACTTTTCTTCTTAGCAGTTGCAGTTTTAGGTGCAGGTTTTGCGGCAGGAGCAGAAACAGGGGCAGATTTATCACGACCATCATCGTATCCTGCCTTAGCAGTCTTCACAACTTTACCCACTGCCTTACCAGCACCATAAATTGCTTTTTTAAGACCTGACTTAAGAGCAGTACCAACTCTACCTAAAATGCCAGGACGCTTAGTTCCTGATACATTAGTTCCTGATACATTAGTTCCTGATACAGACGAAGATCTTTGTCTGTATTTTGATCCTGTGTTAGATGAAGATCTATCTGCTGCTGCAGATGCTTTTCTATAACCAGTAA